CTCTTTTGTATATTCTTCTAATTTTGAAGCAGTAATTTGATTATTATTAATTTCGTTTTGTTTACCTTCAATCTTAGCCAGTATTACTTCTTGGTTTGTCTTTATTTTAGAGATAGCTTCTTTGGTCTTTTTTAAATATTCGTCATAACTAGTAGCATTAATAATTTCTAGCAACAAATCTTTGCGCTTACTAGCATTCTGATTGACGAATGTCTCTTGGTTATCTTGTTTGTGCAAAATAGAATTAATAAAAAGAAGATAAGACGAATGTATAATTTTATTCTCAATATAAGATTGAGTTTCGTTGATACCTTTTACTTTTGCTGGCACATCATTCTCTAATACTGACAGCTCATGTTTATTTTTTGTATCAATAGAACGTTCAATCGTATAAACAATATTAGTATCATTATCAGCCAATTCAAGTACTACTGTAGCTTTATTACTGCCGCGTTTAATCAAAGACATTTTATTATCACAACGTCCTTGCCCAAATAAAACAAAAAGAATTGCTTCAACTAAGCTACTTTTGCCTGAACCTGATTTACCTGAAATTTCTACTTTTTGGTCATTCCTAAAAGATATGGTCGAGCTAGAATGACTTAAGAAATTTTTTAAATTTAATTGTTTTAATATTAACATGCTAATTATCTTTTATTATTTTTATACATTTTCTTTCAAAATTTCTTTAATAAGAGAATCAACGTCTCCTTGTTCTATAAGTGTTTCCTCTTTTTGTAACCAATCTATAATCTCTTGTTTTTTTATTTCACTCTTAAAGATTATACTATCAATCCTTTTAAGCGCATCTTCTTTCGCCTCTTTAATATCTTTTTCTGTAGTAATAGACACAGCTGAGGGAATCATCGTCTGGAATCCTAGGAATATTTGTTTGCCACAATCAGGGCAAATTGTTGGTATTATTGATTTAATTATTTTTGGTTCTTGTAAATCCATAGTTGTTTTTTTAAAGGTTAATGTTATTGGCTCTTAATCTATTAGACCTAGTTCTAAATAATGTTACATTACTGTTATCCCATCCAAGATTATTTTTTTTCTGTATTCTCTAGCACATTGTAAAGAACAAAAATTACGGCCGTTATTTGGTTTTATTCTTTCGAATATTTTATTACAATTATCACATGATAATTTTTTTAATAAATATGACATATGCTGGTGTATATTTGATTCATTTTTAAATTTGTCCATCTCCGTAGGTTTGTTCTTCTGCTCTTTTTTGTTCTTCTTCATATTGTTGTCGTGCATAATATAATTCTTCCTCTTCTTGTCTCTGTCTTTCTTCTTTATGCTCTCTCTCCCTTCTTTCATAGGATTCTGGGTCTCTATCATATTCTGCTTGCCTAGCATTAATAGAACGTATAATTTCATGAGTTTCTACAATACCTAAGTGTTCTGGTCTTGGCATATGTTTATTTTATTAATTCGTAAGCTTGTTTAAGTTTGTTTATATCAACATTGCGTTCGGTGGCATATGTCTCTAACAATTGTTCAACTGAAAATTCTAGCATATTACCACCGTCCTCTAGATGTATTTGTTTTCTTTCAGATGGCACATGCTCTAATAATATAAAAGCATCAAATACTTTTAATTTTTCTTTTAATTCATCAATCGCAACACGAGACATTTTTTCAGTAATTACGACTTTAACAATGCTATTTTTTTCTATTTCTAAATCTTTATCAGTAGGATTTGTTAATCCATATATTTTTCTACCAGGCAAAGGAATTTGTTCTACTTCTAAAGTGTCTTCATTAATTTTATAAATGAACTTTCCAGTTTCATTAATTTCATTATTGAATATACTTCCAGTTACTATTGTTTTCCCCATCATGGCAGGAGCATGAATATGTCCTCCTACCACTAGTTTATATAATTCTTCTAATTTCTTTTTGGGTAATACAACCTCTGGGAAAAAATCCGTTTTCATACCACTAGCAGTAGCACTGTTGCTAATAGAATGATGCACAAACAAAATATTACCAGGATTGTCTTTAAGTTTTTTAACAACCTTAGAAGTAGCATCTTTATTGTCTTTTGCTTCCAAAAAAGACTTAGTAAAATATGGACAGAATACATAATTGCCAATAGTTGTAACATCATTAGTTAGTATGTGCCATTGTTTACCTTTAATCTCTCTTAAAAAATCAAGTGCAGATTTACCATCTCCCCCAACTTCATGGTTGCCCCCTATTATAAAAAGAATCTTATCATCAAAACGTTCTAAGAAGTTAACGAACTTCTTAATTGTTTGTGGAGAATTGGTTCTGGCATTTAATTGGTCACCCATAAAGACCATGGATTTACAATCAGAAAAAGAAGAAACAATAAAATCTAATATTTCTTTTTCTTCTGACGTACGGTCAACATAATCAGAATAACCAAGGGCATCCTTCATGTGTAAATCCCCGCAGATACCCACTAAGTTTTTTTTATTATTTGTTATGTCTTTCATAAAAAAATTTACGACTTATTGCTCTTTTAACTGGCCATTTATATACTACTAAGTAATTTATTTATTTAATAATATTATTGTTTATATATTTTATACACTTTAGGATAAGTTGGCTCGTTTGTGATAATTAGAATTTGTTCTTTTGTTGACCATTTATTTTTAATTTTATTAAATTTTTGTATAACGTCATCATGAGAGTGCCCCAAAATTCCAATTGCTGCAATACGATTTTTATCGTCTTTATTTTTTTCTAGAACATATGATACTATGTGCAAGAAGTCTGGATTTTGTTTATTACTTTTCCAAATAATATTAATTATATTTTTATTAAATATTTTGCATCCAATATAAAAATTCCATCTCCATAAATAATATCCACAATCAAAACAAAATGTAAAAGGAAAATCACCATAAAGAAATAATTCTATTCTTAGTCTAGGTTTCCAAGATTCTTCGAATTTAAGACTAATTCTAGTATCTCCCCAATACCTATTTTTTGTTATCTTATGTAAATATAATTGCATATAATATTTTTGTCATTATATTAGTGTTTGTTTTATTCTTTCTTTAATAAATTTAAGTTTGACATCATATGTCGCTCCCTCTGTTTCTCTTCTTACTGTTTCAAATATTTCAGGATAGGCTATCTTATAAAAATTAAATATGGAATACATAAAACTGTTATTAATTTTTTTTTCTTGTTTATGCTCTTCTATTAATCCTTTGATTAAATATAGTTGTTCCTTAACTGGCATAACAAGCGTATCGAACATATCAAGATTATTATCTAGCCATGGATTAACTAACCTATAATATTTTATCAAGGCTTTATAATATGGCTCCAGTGATTTATCCTCTTTGATAGAAGGTGATATTATGTCAGTTGGCTGTTCTGTCACTTTTTGTGGTTCTGCTGTAATCCCATATTCTAAATTAGAAAAGAATCCTTCAGATATTACCCATGATTCGTTCATTTTTTTTTGAGCATTGGCATTCGTCGAGGTAACATCCCACGGACCACCCCACACAATATCATTATTTGCCCATAAAATATCATTATTTCCACATGGAGCCATATTATTGTGAATTATTTATTAGACTCAACGTTGATATTCATATTTTTTAAATCAACATTAGGCAATTTAGTAATTAGAACTTTTACTGCACCATCAAGTCTTTCGATACTAGCATCTTTCTCTGCAATAATGGCGGTAAAAGACTGAACAAGTAACTCTTTTTCTTTACGTAAGGTTTGAAGTTCTACTTCTGTATTTATATACTCTTTTTTTAGTTCGATTTCTTTATCTAGTATGACTAAGTGGGCTTCTTTTTCTGCCATTGCTTGATGATATTCATGTTCATAATTACCTTTATCGTTAGCAGATTGTACGGCTAAGTCCGTCTTTACTTTCTGGTAGTCGCTTTCTAGCTTAAGAAGGTTATTAGAATGGTATAATTCGTCTCTATCTTTTTGTAATTGTTTTTCGCGTTCGTCTATAGATGGTTGTTTACTAAATTTGAATAAACTCATAATTGTGTCATTAAATTGTTTATAACTCTTTTATTTTTGCCAAGATGGCATCTAAATTGGTAGCGATGTAAGCCAATCCAGTCTTTTCTTGAACAATCTTGACTACCTGGCTTTTATCGGTAATACCAAATTTCTGCATAGCCAAGGCTTCTATGGTTGCATTTTTATCTGTTGGGAATGGCTCGTCAACAACAGTGCCACCAAATTCTTTGGCGACTTCATTAACGTCTAATTGTTTTTCACCTTCCGTACTACCATTATCACTAATTACTCCCTGTCTTTCCTGTTCTTGCAACCATTTTTCGTCTACTAAATTTTTGTCAGCATAGACTTGGATAATTTTAGTTGCACTTTTCCCTGGCTTATGGTTTGGTCTTTCTTCAATAAATTTAAATTCTATAATTTGACCGAGGTTAACATGTCTCATCTGTAAATCAATTCCTAGCTTACCACCAACTTTCCAATATTCTCCATTTTCATCTAATAGTTCATAAATCCATTGTAGTTCTTTGGTTTCACTTAATTGATTAGGTTGCTGACTTTTGCCGACAAAAGTTCCTTGGATGGCATCGCCAACTTTTACAAATTTAAAAAAATTACTTTTGACTTTATTTTCTTCTGTAAATACGTGCATATGTTTTATTATTAATTGCTAAATGCTTATTGCTAATTGCTAAATATTCGACCTTGAATTTTTAATTATTTACTTTCCAGAATATCTGGGGAATATTCTCTCCAGTCTTCGAATCGTCCTGTCTCTTCCATATATACTCTATATAATATTTGCTTTAGTCCACATTTTTTACACACCCTGTGGTCTTTATCTATATATACAAATATATGATTTTCATCTTCGCTATCCCATTGCCACCATAAAAATTTATGATGTTTATTTATTATGCAGTTATTGTTTATCATGCTATTAATTTTAATTTTTAATTAATTACTTTCCAGTCGTCAGCTATTAGGTCACCATCGTTAATTATCCACTGATAATTAATATTATCTTCTTTGTGCAAAGATAAAATGTCTTTATTCAAAAAACCATAAATATTTTTGTTTTCCCATTCTTCTCTAGTTATTTTTTTGCCGTTTATTACCTCTTTTATAGCTTGAGGAAAATCCATAGAATAGTCTGCCTCAACTGGTTGTGGTGATTTAGGCAGGGGTGATGTTGGTAGGGGGGTTTGTGTTTCTTCGTTCATTGAATTTTAATTTAGTTTTTAATACTATAATTATACTCTCTATTAAGAGACTTGTCAAGTGGAAAACTTAGTCTAGTTATTCTTTCTAAAACATTGCTTAAATCATTATCAATTTCTTGATTCCAAAATCTTATTACTTTCCATCCTAGTGCGTTTAAAATAGATTCTTTTCTGTGGTCTAAGAACCTCCATTTTTTCAACTTATGAGTTTTACCATCAACCTCTATCGCTAGTCTTTTTTCTGGTATTCCGATGTCAACTTTATAACAAGTTGGCACACATTCAAATAAATGTTTTACTGATTTTGTTGGAATTGGATATTCTAAACTTTCTTTAGGAATGTTTAATGCTTCCCATAAAATTTGTTGTTGTTTAGTTATCTGACCGTTACCACCACGAGAAAGAAAAGTCATTCCTTTTTTGCCTTTATTCGATGGAATGTGTCCTTTTTTAAAACCAAATTTATTACCAATCATATTTGGTCTTTTCTTTCCTGTCCAATAACCAAGTCTTCCTGTGGAAGCAATACTAATTTTTTTTACCCAATCGGGATTAGAACTTCTATCTTTAGCTGAACATAATCTAGAACAAAATTTTCTATTTTGCGAAGTAAACCCAGAAGAAGGGATATAAAATATTTTTTTACACCAAATACATTCTTTTTTTATTAATGGTTTTCTATTGTTTTGTAACGCGTTTTTTGTTTGTTGTAAGGTATTTATATAATAACCCAAACAACTATGACTACAAAATCGTGCTGTTGTTTTACCCTTTTTAAGCGTTATAAATTTTTTATTACACCATTCACATGTTTTTTCTATGATATATTCATTTTTTTTATTATAACTACACCTTTTACACCACCATGCTAATCCATCCTTTTTATTTCGTGATGATTTAAAAAACTCATTTAAATCTTTAAATTCTCCACACTTAGTACACTGTCTTAAATTTTTCATATACTTTAATTACTACAAAACACGACCTACTAAATGACTATAACTGCGAAGCTAATGCCAAAAGAGAAATCGGGTTTTGTAGCTTCGCAGTTAATAATTATGATTGAAGTATAACACAAATATTAAGATATTATTAAATTTCTTTTTGGATTTCATTCAAAATATCCTCGATAATGCTAGTTTGTTTTATTATTTCCACCTCCTTAATATTAAATATTCTATCAATCAACATTTGTTTATTATCTAAAATTGCTCTTATTTTGGTATCTATGGTTCCACGAGCTATCATTTGATATATATTTATATGGTCTGCTTTATTGCCAATCCGATGTGCGCGGCTATATGCTTGACTCAAATCTGACGGGCACCAGGGAAAATCACAAAAAATAATATTACTAGCAGCTGTTAGAGTAATACCAACACCACCAGATGAAAATCCACAGAGAAATACTTTCACTTCTGATTTATTTTGAAAAGTATTAATACTTTCTTTACGAACTAACTCTGGAGTTTCGCCAATTAACAATACTGCACTATTCCCAAATTTTTCTTTAAGTTTTTTTAATGGTTCGTTATAGCAGCTAAAAACTATAACCTTTTGGTCGCTTTCAATAATATCTTCGATTAAATCTTCTATACTGCTTAATTTACCGTTAGTAGCAATTTGCCTTAAATAATTTAGACTTGTTAATTTTTCTGCTTGTAGACTTTTTCTAATTTCAACATTATTTTTTCTTTTTATACTACGCAGATATACGATAAAAGAATTAAGAGCTAAATCATATTCAAAACGACTTTTACTATCAAGTTCCACTGGGATATTAATAAAGATTTTTTCGGGCAAATCTTTTAATACATCTTCTTTCAAGTGTCTAATATAATATTTACTAATTTTTTCTTTTAATTCGTCTATGTTTGATGCTCCAGAAAAATTATATCCCCAATAATCATTATGTCCATCGCAATATTTTTTTGTAAAATAGCGCCAGTTGTTCCAAACGAAAGGGTCGAGTATATTTAATGGGTTAAATAATTCGCATGGTCTATTAAGCATCAAAGAACCTGTTAAAAGAATAACCTTCGGAATTCTTTTGGCTATTTGTTTTATTAATTTGGAACGAATTGCTTGAATTGATTTTATTTTTTGTGCCTCGTCGATAATAATAATTTCAAAGCGAAAATTAATCAATTGAGTAAAAAATTTTTTTAATAAATCATAATTAATAATAAATACTTGATTTTCATTAAAAACATCAATAGTAAATTTTGTTCCCCCATCAATTACAATTGGTTTTAGGTTAGTCCACTTACTAACCTCGTTCTCAAATGACCACTTTACTGACGCTGGAGTGATGATAAGTGTCTTTTCTATTTTCTCGTGTACGACATACGCCAATGCAACCAGGCTCTTGCCTGTATTGCCAGATATAAATACACAACCATTTCTTCTCATTATTAAGAATGTTGATGGAACTTCAAAACAATATTTAAAACCATCTTTATATTTTATTTTTTGTATATTTTGTTTATTCGTTCCAATGTTTACAAAATTAGTACTTCTACCACTACCGATAGCACGAACAATGTGGCATCTGGTGTGATAACCCCTATCTCTTTCTACAATCAATCTTGCTCTTTTATTAGTAGAAACAAAACAATATTGAATAAAATCCGCATCTTTCTTGTATTGACAAAAATATTCTATACCTGCAGAATCATTTTTATGTCTGATACTCGCGTCCCAGTATTTTACTTCATCACAAATAATTTGTCTTTGTTTATATGATGCTAACCAAAACTGTTTATTAAAATGTTTAGTAAATAATATTGGTTTAAAAGTATAAGAATTACAACCATCAATATCTTTATAAAATTTATATTGAATATTGTTTTGTTTCAATAACCACTCTAATCTTTTAATCTTTTCCTGTTTTTTTATTCTTATTCTTACTTTGTGCTTTTCTTTTTGGAAAAAATATCCATCCGCCATACACGCAATTTGTAATCTTAATTCCATTTCATTTAATTTTATTTTAGAATTTGTTTCTAAATTAAACGCTGATAAAAATCGAGCCTTACATCCCCCTTTCTTAGAACGATGGTCTTCGTGTAAATCCTGAGCGCTACTTACATGGTGTTTATTTTTTTCATCAAACCACAGAACACGATGTTCTCCACTAATTAATTGGTCAAGGCCGCGGGTGTGTTTAAAATAATACATTTCATTACATGATAATTTAATGTATTTAATTGGTTTAACAAAACTTGCTTCTTGTTTTTCTATATTATATTGACACACTAAATCATTGTTATATTCATCAATTCTTTTCCAACCCACTGGAGATAGATATTCTGTGTCTGCTGAAAAGCACCCCATATCTGAGTTAATAATTGCTTTGCCATTATTGTTAATTAAAAATTCTACTGATACTTTTTGGAAATCATAAAGTTTTCCTTTTAACCCTTTAATAACTAAATCAGAAGTTGTCTTCGCCTTTAATTGATTGGCTCTGTCTTCAACCATTTTATCTTCTATCTTTGTAATGAGATATTGGTTCCATTCATATTGTATACTATCATCAATCTGAACATCTGGATATTTAGATTGTATAATACTAATTATGGCCAAATCTTTAAATCTCCACAATCCATCACTATAGTTAAATTCTTTCCAACCTACCTTAGCTTTAATTAACTGACAAAATTCAAACACTTCTAATATAAAATCATACTTAAAATAATAAGAATAGTATTGTGTCTGTTCTGAGCCTATAATCATTTTGTCATTTTTATTTTTATCTGTTCTAAAGTATAGCTTTCCTTTTGCCACTTTTTAATTTCTTTAATGTTCTTGAGCGCTATTTCTTTATTAAAAATATTCATACGTCCTACAACTGTAATAGGCATTAATAAACCCAAACTAACATAATAAGATAATTGTGACTTATTAATATTTAATTGTTTTGATAGTTCATTAAGCGATACTAGATTATTGTCTTTATTTATCATAATATTATTTTTTTGATAACTTAATTTGTGTTTCGCAGTGAAGTAAAAATTTTTTCCATGCTTTTATTTCAAATTTTGCTAATTTAATTAATTTATTATATTTTTTTAAATTTATAGCAATTTGCGTTGGAGTATTTATTATATTATTTTGTTTCTTATTTTTATTTGACATGCTTATGAATTTTTAATTTTTTATAATATTTATTTAATAATTTTGTATAATATTGTTTTTTTGATAAGTCTTTAGTAACAGCACCTTTATGCAAATAATAAAAGAAAGTTCGTGCTCTCCTTATATCTGTTTTACAATCAAAACAAATTGGTAAAAATCTAGAAAGATTTTTTCTTTCTAATTTTATTTTACACATTGAGCAATGGTAGTTTTTCATCTTGTATTTTAATAATTCTTTTTTATATATAGGGCAATAAGGCAACTATCTGTCATACCGTCGTGATTTTTTTTACACCTTTTTGATTGCCTAAAATCAAAGCCTGGCCATAATCTTTCACATACTATAGAAGACATCTGTTTAGTATCGGCTTTAGATAGGCTCTCAAAGGCTTGTTTTTGCCACGTACGAGGCATAATTAGCTTATATGGTAATTCCATAGCACTAACTATTCCCAAGAGGCTACCAAAACCTGTGCCAAATTTGAAGACGCTAGACACTCCCTGTTTCGGCATTGCGTGAACTGCCTCAATTCCTACCATTACTATTTCGTTATCAAGCTGAACACGCTTGATAATTTTTACAATACCGTTCAAGTCCAATTCCTTTTTTCCTTTAGCTGTATCAAACATTGGCATTGGTTCACAAACAATAATTTGGTTGTGTTCATTGAGAAATGTTATTCCCCCCGATAAGCCTGGGTCGAAACCTAAATATACTTTTTGCATAATTTTATTTTACTAAACTAATAATAAATAACCCTATCCACCAGCCTAATAATACGCCAGCCCAAATACAAACAGTGGTAATGATTATTGTTCTAATTAAATTATAATTCCATTTTTGGCTTGGTTGCACATATTCTATATCTAAAACTTTTTCTACTCTTTGCCAATCACCCTTTTTTTTGAATAATCCTCCAAGGAACCAATAAGTTAGTGGTTTTTCTGGCTTGTTTAGCTTATCAGATTCTGGAGCAGGATTAAAGCTCGCTGTGGCTGTAAATGTTTTTGTAATATCGGGATTAAAATGACTTTGGAAGTCATCATAGTTTTGTAATTTCCCCCAAAAACATTTTAATAAACGGGAGGCTTGGTCATCTGTCATTGTCTCAAAGTTTTCCATATCTTTGGGATAACAAGTAAAGAGCATATTCCAAACAGTATCAAGTGGTAGTTGTTTCATAATATTTTTTAATTGGTGTTTGTTCCTTAAATGATTAGCAAGAGAGTTGTTTGGATTTGAATTAGAACTTGGGCATATCCAATTACATAGATTGCATTGTATTATTTTCTTGTGCTCCATAATATTCGTCTTCATATTTATAAAATTCTTCTATTAAATTACCAATTGTTCCCCTAAGAAATGACTTAAATTTACATCTCTTACATTGCATTTTCTCGTGTTCATCGCACAAAGACAAATCGCATACGCCGAATATTTCTTCATATTCTTTCAGAATTTGGTATATCTTTTGTCTTTTTAACTTTTCTCTGTTGTATTTTTTCCAGTCAATAGCACCAACTGAACAATTGCTTATTTTTTCTAGTTCTTTTTTTAATTCTTCAGAAACATATCCATTATCACACATATATTTTTTTAATTAATTTGGAGACAATGTGGCTAGGGCAAGGAATTATCTTATTATAGGAATTATTGAAAATAAATGAACAGCAAGTGTTCCTTTATTAAAAAATAGCTTATCTTGTTTCCTTATTTTATTAAGAGTGGTTTCAGCTGCCATTTTATTACTGAATAAAAGATATTCACACTTTGACCCTCCCAGCCAGTATTTGTTATCTGCAAATAATACTGGATAATAATTGTTATCTTCTTCAAAAAAAATACTATATTTTTTCATATTTATTTTTCTTTAATTTGGTGTAACCCATTAATAACTAACATAATTGCAATTAAAATCCATAATAAAATATCGTGCCATTTATCCAATTCATCGTGCCACTCAATGCTAATATTATTAGTTAATGATAATACAACAACGACCAACCAAATTATTAAAGCAGTAATTGCAATTGAAGTATTAGTTTTCATATTTCTATTTTATCATATATAATATTGTCTCTCTTAAATACATCCTCAATATGTTTTACGATGTATTTTAATGGTGGCTGTGTGTTTGCCCAAGGAAACAATATACCAATTTGTTTATATTGAGGCTCGTCCATTCCTGTATCTATTATTACTTTCCAGTAATAATCACCTGTCTTTGTTTTTTGCCTCATACTTTCAATTATTTTCATTTTCATATTTATTTTTCTTTAATTGGTTTATTATAAAACCAAATTTCCCATTCTCCGTCATAATAATGCCATTGACCACAATCACAAACATAAGGGTAAAGAATGCTATTATCTCCTAATAATTCTTTACCACACTTAGGGCAGAAAGGAACTTGTTTTTTGACGTATTTATATTGGGGTTGCATAGGTGGTTAGTTATACTTAACTGCTTCATCTCGTGTTAAAAAGAAATGTATACCGTTAGAACACTCAATTAAATCATTTTTTATAAAATCAGGTTCTATTGCTATTTGTCCAACAATATAAATAAAATTACTATTGTAATCACTCGGTATGTTTTTATCATTACACTTTTTACCATCTAATGTTTGAATTTGTAAAACTTTTACCTTGTCTGTTCTTAGTTTCCTACTAACTAAACCACCTGAAACATTTTTGGCATTTTGTATTTCTAATTTTATAATTTTGTTTTGTGTTTTTTTCCAGCCAATAAATTTACCCACTTCTGGTGTAATTCTATAATTAAATATTGCAGAACGGAAGTTGGCAGAACGGAAGTTGGCATAACGGAAGTTGGCATAACGGAAGTTGGCATAACTGAAGTTGGCATAACTGAAGTTGGCATAACGGAAGTTGGCAGAACTGAAGTTAGCATAACTGAAGTTGATATAACTGAAGTTGGCATAACTGAAGTCGGCAGAACGGAAGTCGACAGAAATAAACTTTTTTAATTCATCTATAAAATCATCTTCCGATAAACCTGCAACACCAGTGCCAAGACCAGTGAAAATAATATCATTTTTTCTACTTGCAAAATAAATTCCAAGTAATGCTCTTTGAATAATTTTTTTATCTGTTTTTAGTTCTTTATTACAAGTAACTGTAAAAAATAAATTATCAGTAAATTTGAACTCTCTAGCATTTATTATTTCATCAGGATAGTTATTGGCCATTATACCATCTATACCACCAGCCATATTAAAATTAGGATTAGAAGCTGTAGTAATCAAAGCATTAGGATAGTCTTTTTTTGTTTTTAACAAGTCTTTTTTAGAAACAATTAAATTGCAGTGTGTTCTATTTTCTTGTTCTTGAAATACCTTTGTCACTTTATCTCTAAGAGATTTGTTAGTATCACAAAATATTAATTTCATATTTTTTCTTCCCCGTAGGGGTTAGTTGGTAATTATAATAAATAACCTATACCACCAGTATCTCCAAAACCCTAAATAATGTTTCAAGTAATCACTATCTAATGTTTTATATAATTCTCTCATCTTATCTAGATGTGTTTTTTCTTCTGGCATAAGACTTTAATTTAATTTACTTATCACTCTCACCTTAAAGTAAGAGTGGAAATAAACTATTTTTGTTCTGTTGGTAATTTGTGTTTCCAAATTCCAAAATCTACTACTGATTGAAAATTTACAAACCAATCGCCCACTGGTTCAACCTCATCAATTGAGCCGTCTTTTATAAATTGCATAAATCTTCCACTATCAGCTACCCAAGAAGCAGATGAAAGCTGTAATACATTACCTATAACTTTTTCTACTTTACCTAATAAATGATAAGTAACAGTTCTAAGAAATAAATTTTTACCTACCAAATCTTGCAAGTTATTTATTTCTACTTGTTCAAATTCTCCTGCAAATTGTTCTTTGATTTTTGAAAGTGTTTCTTCACTTATTTCTATTTGTGGCATATTTTTTTTATTTAATTATTAATTATTAATTATTATAAAGACCCAGACCCATACCCAGACCCATACCAAGACCCAGACCAAGACCAAGACCTAGACCTAGACCTAGACCCATACCAAGACCTAGACCTAGACCTAGACCTAGACCTAGACCCAGACCTAGACCTAGACCTAGACCTAGACCCATACCAAGACCTAATTGTATTAATTGATAAAAACTGTATATTCATAAGACTTTAATTTAATTTATCAATAGCTGGAGGTCAGCAGTTTTGCTAGATAGACCTTAGGTAATTAACCGTTTGGGTATCCGCCCTGGGCTTGACCGCTAGAGGGCTGTCGCCCTTACCTCCAGCTATTAAGAAACTAATCAGCCAAGGTGCCGTAGGGAGATAACTAAGTGCATCATAATTATTCTCTACGGTCACCCGAGCCTTACAAATTCACACCAGTCTTAACCCAATGTTTCACCATTTTCTCATTTTCTATTACTATAATAAATTTGTAATTTTTTATCTATCCGCTCTATCCGAGCAATGAGTTTATCTTTGGCTTCAATTGTCATTTATTTTTTTAATTAATTTATTATAATAAGCATTATCGTCTTGCTCTGCTTGGGTTGGTTTGCCAAACCCTAATAAAAAATTTATGGTTCTTTTTTGTGCTTCAAGTAGAGAAATTATTAAAAGTTTTTCGTGTTTGTCTAATTTTGACATAGGGATTATTTAATTATTTTTATTTTTTTAACACTGCCACATTAAATTAAAAATGTTGATAAACGATAAGCATTACAATGAGCTAAGTGCTTTCCTTTCGGCTTGTGGCAGATACAATCTTTATCATTACCTTCAAACATATATTTTTATCTTAAATTGTTAGAACCGTCTTCTAGTGCTTCTTCTGTTTCAGAGAAGCCATGGTAGAATCAAGGTGTCTTATGGTGGCTATGTATTCAGACAAATTGTTTTTAGAATGTAAGGTGCTGTATACATTTTTTAAAAGTTCTAGTGTCAATGTAGCTGTTTTAGTTGTGGTATTAACATTTGTATTATTATCTTCGCCTATAAGTTCTTTTACAGAATCTTTAATTGCTTCATTTCTTATTTTTTTATATTTTCTATTATTGTTTATATTCATTTTATTTTTTCTTCTCGTTGTTGTTTTTCATATTCACAACTAAAACATCTTGTATGTTTATCATCTGATAATAATAAATCTTGGTCATAACCACATATTTCACAAAAATCCTTCATTCCATCTATTTGAAGAGCTCTTCTTTGTATTTTATATTCTACAGCATTGGTTATTAACCTTTGTTTATTTTTCATTATTGTTTATATTAGCTTATCTTTATTATTTTTATTCCTGATTATTGACTTATAAAATAAATTTATATAGTCATTATACTCTGATTGTAGGAACTTGTCAAGTGGATAATTCATGCTATCTTTTGTAATAGTTATGCACTTGTGTTATAATATATTTATTATTAAATGATATTTAAATATATGTCAGATGAAAAACAATATTTTTCCACCAGAGATTTATACATGGCTACTTCTTTAATTTCTTTAGGATTTTCCATGACTCAAATTGATTATCAAGTAGAGGGTGAAAGAAGGCTGCCAGTAGGATACTTCCAATTTGAAAATAATTCTGCGTTAATAGAAACATTAAATAAATACAGACAAGGACAATTATTAATTGAACCACGTACATTTTCAACTAATCTTAGAGCCTTAAAATCTGAGATAACAAATCAATATAAAAATCCACACAACAATTCTGATAATAACTAACAGAATGTAAATAACATTTTGAAAACTATGGTTGACAAAGTATTTTAGATATGCTATACTTAGTTATGTAATATGAAATATTAAAAAAATGAATATGCGAGAACTATCACAAAAAACAATTAAAGTCTGGAAAGGACGCGATACTACAATTCTAACTGAATTAACAGTTGTGATAGACTGTCGCAAGTAGCGCGTCCCTTCTGGATTTTTTTAATTGTCAAAATAAATTTTTATGGCAAAAAATAGGTTAATAAAAACAAAATTCTGGTCAGATAGTTTTATTGTAAATTTAGAACCAATAGAGCGATATTTGTATTTATATTTATTGACAAATGAACATACAAATTTGATTGGAATTTATGAAATTTCAGAGAGAACAATTCTCTTCGAAACTAGCCTAACTCACGAACTTTTTGAGTCCTCACTAAAGAAGCTTTTGGGAAAAATTTTTTATATTGACAACTGGATGTATATAAAAAATTTTTCAAAACATCAAAATAACAATGATTCTGTCAAGAGGGGTATGGAAAGAGAATTAGAATTAATTCCTAAACATATTTTGGCTAAAATTGCTGAAATAAATACATCAATATTACAAGCAGTGGACAGGCTGTCCACAGAATGTGACAATGTGTTAGCACCGTGTGGGATACCTAACCTTAACCTTAACCTTAACCTTGACTTATTAAATTACATTGCGGCACCTGGTGGTGCCGATGAAAAAAATAACGACGGTAATACCACCAAAAAAAATAAAACCCCAGAAGAAAATAAACTGTACCAAGAATCAAAAGAGTTGGTGGACTACTGGCGAACGAAATGGGAGAGTGGAATGGGTAACGGGAAAAAGGCGACTGTACTGTCTTGGGCAAGGTGTATTAAAACTGCCAGAGTACTTTTGAAAATTCATGGACTCGAACGAATGAAATTGTTGTGTGATTTATTTTTTATCACCGATGATGAATTTTTTAAAAAAAATGGATATGGCATAAATATTTTTTTCATGGACAGCACTATAAACAAACTTTCTACAAAAATTTAAATGAACACACAAACTTCAAATTACATTTACAAAGATTACCGTCTCATTGATGGTATCCTCCTCAAACAAAATGTTGATGACTCCAAACATTTAATTTGGAAATTTGGCGGAGTGCCTTGCATTGATTCTGTTTTTGTTTGGGACAAGTGGAGCGCACAAATTAGAGCAATACAAATCTCAACAAAAAAAGGACGGATGTTTCGAGTGACAGCGGAAGTTTTTGACAACAACAAGCAAGAAATAAATTTTGGATTTGGAAAGCAATATTTTATCGACAAAAATTTTTGGACAATCGTCGACCCAGTGAAAAAACAGAGAGAGCAAAAAGCAAAAATAATTGAGGAAGAAATCAAAAAACAGACAACCCTATTTTAGCCCCTTCTTGGTGGTAAAATAAGGGCAGTGGTATGTTCTATCCCAAAATGGATTTAAACGCTTGTAGCAAAGCCACAGGAACGCACACGGGGTGTCTAGAACCACTTGTATCTACTAATAAATCAAAATTATGAATAATTTGTTAAATGACTACATAAAAGTTACGACCGAAGAACCGATAGACGATGCGGTTGTTCACATCAATGATGCCATCGGAAATGACGTTGGATATTCAACTCCATACTCTTCGGGATATGCAGAAATTGACAATGCAATTTTGGGTGGATTTCGCGCGGGAGATTTGGTCGTAATAACGGGCAAGCCAGGGGCAGGGAAATGTCATGGAAAAGGAACAAAAATTTTAATGTATGATGGCTCAATAAAACATGTTGAAGATATTATTGTTGGTGACAAATTAATGGGTGATGATAGTCGTCCTAGAAATGTTTTATCTTTGGCTAGAGGGATAGATAAATTATATAAAATTATTCCTTTACGCTCTGGCGAAAATTTTATTGTTAATCAAGAACATATTTTAGTATTAAAAAAAAATAAACATATAAATAACAGAATTACAATTGATGGTATAAGAAAACATGTTAGTTATAAAATTATAAAAAATCAAGAAACTGAAATATCTGTCAAAGATTATTTGCAACGTAGTAAGTTTTTCAAACACTATAATAAACTATTCAAAATTGGAGTAAAGTTTAAAGAGACAAAAGTTGTAATAGACCCATATTTTATTGGGTTATGGCTTGCAGATGGAAGTTCGGCTAATGTTGGGATAACAACGCCTGATAAAGAAATAGTAAAATATTTATATAGTTATGCCAAAAGTTTAAATTTAAAAGTTACAAAACAAATAATAAATTATGGCAAAAATAAAACCAGTACATATTCATTGGTAAGAGAAAAAAAATTTAAACCAACCAATAAAAGTTATCTTGGAGGATATGGGAATGTGAAATCATTAACAAGTTATTTAAGAAAATTAAATTTAATAAACAATAAACATATTCCTAATATTTATAAAATAAATTCTAGAGACAATAGATTAAAACTTTTAGCTGGGTTGCTTGATGGTGATGGATATTATAATAAAAATTGTTATGAAATAGTCAGTAAATATAAAACTTTAACACAAGATATTATTTATCTTTGTAGGTCTTTGGGAATCTCCTGTAATTGTACAATTAAACATAATAAAAAATATAATAGAGATTATTTTAGAATAGGTATTTATGGAGACTTAGAAGAAATTCCTGTTTTATTGTCAAGAAAAAAGGCGCACAAAAGTGCGCAAAGAAGAGATTCGCTAAGAACTGGTTTTTCTATTAAATCACTAGGTGTGGGAGAATATTTTGGATTTACATTGGATGGTAATGGAAGATATTTGTTAGGAGATTTTACTGTCACACATAATACTACAATGGCTATGTGTATCAGTGTAAATTTATCTCAACAAAATTTTCCTTCAATCTTTTTTTCTTATGAAGTTTGTTTGCGTGACTTAGTGGCCAAATTTTCTAGTATGGGAATGCCAGGAGAAAAACTTTTATTGTATACACCAAAAAGAAATACAACTGGAAAATTAGATTGGGTTAAGAAAAAAATTAAAGAGGGTTTAGAAAAATTTAATACTAAATTTGTTTTTATTGATGACCTTGATGCTCTCTCTCCGACGAACACTCGAGGGTTAGAAAATAAAAGATTAATTTTAACAGAAATTTGTCAGGAATTAAAAAACATGGCAGTCGAATTAGAGATAGTAATTTTTTTTATGGCGCACGTTGTTAAAACTAGAGACAAAGAAATTGTGTTAGAAGATATTGCTGAAACTTCTGGTATTGGCCAAAAAGTAAATTTTGCTTTTTCTGTCTCTAGGGCTACTGAAACAAAAATGATTAATGGTATATTGGAAGAGGTGGAAGGAGAAAGAAGTGTTATTAAATTTTTAAAGAATAGATTAACTGGGCAAAAAGCGAAGTTTTCAGTTATTATGGAAAATAACATATTAAAACCTTTATGATAGAAGTAACTTATAATAAACAAGAATTAGATGATTGGGTTAAAAATATAATTAGAGAAGATTTTACTTGGGCAAGTAAGAGGTTATTAGAATATTTACAAAATCAGTTGGATAAAATCAAGGATGAAAAATTTGTTATCACGGTAACAAAACAAAATGCGGAGAGAGTCAAAAAAAATCAGTTGGCATGTTTGCAAAATGATTTAAATAAATACAATCAAGAATATATTGAACTTTATAATGATGGTGAAAATTTAATTAAAAAATATACAGACGAAAAAGACAAATGGGTATTAGACCTTATTTTGGAAGACAATAAAATTTGGATGGAAAAAATTATTAAAAAAATAAAAACAATTACATTTGAAATAAACTGTTGGAATAATCCAACTATCCTTTTAGAGAATAATCGCAAAGGAGTTACTGAAGAGGAAATTGAGATTGCAAAGAATGTAGATTGGGAAATTGTTGTTCCAGATAGTGTGATGTCTTCCAGTGGACGAAGATTAACTACTTGTTTATGGCATCAGGACTCCAATCCCTCCCTGTTACTTTATCCTGATAGTAAAGGTTGTTATTGCTTCTCTTGCAATACAGCCAGTGACACAATCGGATATTTAATGGAAAAAGATAAATTAAATTTTATTGAAGCAGTTAAATTATTAAATAATTTTTAAGGCAATGAACAATAATTATGTTAAACCACATCAAATTATAAGCAAAGAGGTCGGAGAAAAAGATTTGCCTAGGGTTATAGTCGATGCAGAGATAATGCTGAAACTTTGTTCAACACCTGTTGGACTTTATACTGGTGGGTTTGCGGTTGCCCATCAACAAATTACTAATAAAAAGCCATTGAGATTTTTTGTAATGAATACAGGCGATATTATAATAAATCCAAAAATAGTACAGCATACTGCCACTACGGTTGATAGTCAAGAAGGGTGCTTAAGTTTTCCTGATAATAAAATGATAATAGTGCAAAGATGGAATAAATGTAAAGTAGAATATCAAAGCTTGGAGAATAATTCACTGTCTGATATTATTATCAAAGATATTAGTGGAAGAGAATCTTTTGTATTCCAACACGAGATAGGGCACTTTGATTGTAACTATATATATTAATAGTTTTTAATATGAACAAAGAAATAAATATTTTAAAACACATAGAAGAGATTATTATGTCTGATAAACCCAATGCTTTAAAGTTATATGACGTTAAATTATCCATTAAAGAATTATTGGAGGAGTTTGTTCCAAATAAAAAAATAATTATTGACAAAAAATAAATATGAACACCAGTAATATTGACGAACTAAAAATACAATTAGAAGAAAATGAAATTCCTTCTGATTTGATAGATGAAATTATAGTTAACCTAAAAAGGGATGATGGTATTGTTGTCCCCACATCTTTGTCTTTGGATGAAAAAATTTTTATGTTGCAAACCGCGTTAAAACAGGAAACTGATTTTCGTAAAAAAGCACAGATAGCTGCGAGAATAATTAGTGAAAAATTATAATGGTTTTTTGTTGTTAGTATCAACATCTTATTTGAACAAGCAACAAAAGGTCGTTATAAAAAAGTAATTAAATTTATATTATATGAAAAAAATATTTTTGTTTGTGTTGCTAGTTGGAGCTCTATTAGTAACACCTTCTGTTGTTAATGCAACGACAGAACAGCCAACTTGCGGAGATAATCAAAGCTATGTTGGTGAATATGTAGAAGGAACTGTTACTCAAGGGGAATGTATTTCTTGGTCAGAATCTACTTGTCTTAGTTATACTTCAGTTTGTTCTCCTAGCTGGGCTTGGTGGAATTGTCATAATGTCTGTAATTCTTGGTCAACTCCAACTTGCACTGCTTATGAAGAAATAACTACTGAGGGTAGTTGGGTAGGTAATTGCGTTGATAATGAAGAAGAAATTATAGATGAAGAAGATGACGAAGAAATACCTGCAGTAGAAGAAAGTAATGCTTCGCATAGTGTAGGTGGCTCTTGGGTAACTAGATTACCCAAAGTGGTTGATACTTTGTATGTGTATAATGGATGCGTCCATTTTTTAACTACACATAATAGTATTGGAGGAATTTTATTGGGAAGAGTTTCTAGTCAGTTTCCATTAGACACCTATAGAAAGCCATATCAAGACCCTATTGGCTGGCCAGTATGTTCTACTGAAATGCTTGGTTATGATTATAGATTTGAGGAAGTGGGTATGTCTGTCTATCATACTATTTGTCCAACAGTAAAGGGAACGTGGTTTGCACGACCATACATGGATAATTATTATGGTGATAATGGCTATGGTAAATTATATGGTGATGAAGCCCAGATTGATTTGTAAATAGTTAGTTTATTCTCTTGCTGATGCACGGCAAGAGAAGTAAGAGAATTATTTTCAGTTGTCCACTTGACAAGTATATTAAAGAGGAGTATAATTATTATATATTAATAATATTAATTAATAAAAAATATTATGAAAATATTTGGTACTATTATTACTGTAATTGTTGGTATATGTTTGTTAATAGGAGTAGGTATTATTTTTAAGGTAGTATTTTTTCCTGTTAAAGTTATTCAGAATGAAATACAGACTGGATATGACACGGTTGATAAGACTATAAATGCAGACAATGCTATCTATAATTATGAGTGGTTTAAACAAACATATGAAGATATAAACGCTCTTAAAAATCAATTAGATAATGCTTCATCTTTAGCAGATAGTTTCAAAGCTGAGGCGGGAGATAGAAGTAAATGGACATTTGAAGATAAGCAAGAATCAGCTCGATTAGATAGTATTAAATTAGGTTTACAGAATAGAGTCGAACAAGTAGTCGCCAATTATAATGCTAGGGCAAAAATGGCAAACAGAAATATTTTCCAAAATTCTATACTACCTAATTTTATTGATTCTCTAACTTTCATTACAAAATAATTAATTTATAAACTATATGAAGAAACAATTTATATTAGCAATCCCAATATTAGTGTGTGTGTTATTAGTAACTGGGTGCACCATCGAAGGCGATTCATATTCTAATGATACTAGTAAGGTTGAAGCAACCCAAAAAAGAGTACAACAAAGTGTGCCCATTCCAGAAATAGCAACCTCGGCTGAAAGAAAAAATATTTCTGCCAGAGCAGTATTGTTTGATAATGAGAATAAAATAACTTACATCTACCTAATTAATTATGGTAAAATAATGGCGTTCTTCACAGTCCAGGGCAAGGTTAGTTCCCTTAATTCATATTTAACTCCGTTAGACAAGGTTTTAGATGACCCAAATGGCGACCTTAGTGCTGGGAGTGTTGTTGTGTCTGCGCCTGATATTGATGGTGCATATGGAGAAAACGCAGATGGTATTTTCTTTTTTACCACCGAAGGAGCATATGTAGAGTGGAAAGGCGATTACATGGTGAGTGACCAGCCATTAAAATTAACACAACAAGTAGAACTAATAAGAGAAATTAAATAAATAATTAAATAAAAACAATATGTCAGAAGAATTTACTCCAGATGAAAGAAAATTGACAATAAAAATAGGTTTGATTTTACTTTCAATAGTTTTATTTATTGTTTTATTGTTTAATTGTCTAGGAACAGTTAAGGCTGGCGAAAGAGGAATACTAATTCAATTTGGTGCCGTTACTGGGAAAATTTATAATGAAGGTCTTTATGCAAAAATACCATTTATTCAAAAAGTGGTTAAAATGGATGTAAAAATCCAGAAAGAAGAAACAACTGCTAGTGCGGCTTCTAAAGATTTACAAGTAGTTTCTTCAACTGTTGCGCTTAATTTTAATGTAGACCCAAATAAGGTAGCAGACATTTGGCAAGAGGTCGGCAAAGAATACAAAACAAGAGTAATAGACCCTTCAATCCAAGAGGCTATTAAAGCTTCTACTGCTAAGTTTACTGCCGAAGAACTTATCACCAAAAGAGAATTAGTTAGAGAAGAAGTAAAAAAACTATTGGCAGACAAACTAACCGTTAGAGGTATAATTGTTGATGAATTTAATATTATAAATTTTGATTTTTCAAAAGTATTTAATGATGCGATTGAGGCGAAGGTGACGGCTGAACAATCTGCTTTAGCAGCTAAAAATAAATTAGAACAAGTAAAATTTGAGGCACAGCAAGCTATTGAAGAGGCTCAAGGCAAAGCTAAGGCAATACAAATAGAGGGAGACGCTTTGAGAAATACACCACAGGTAGTCGAACTTCGTTGGGTGGAAAAATGGTCAGGAACAGTTCCTCTTTATTGGGGATTCGCAAATCCAATGATGGGAATAAATAACAAATAGGTTAAAGTTACAGTATGCAAAAAGTAAAAGGTGTTGATATTTTAGAAGTTATTTAAGGTAAACTATTTTCTTCACGGTTAGTCGTTTGGCGTCTGGGTTTTGTATTTAGAAAGGATAAGTGTATGACAATTGGAATTAGAAAAAATATAATAAAAGAAGGAGATGTTTTTGGTAGGTGGACAGTAGTTAGGGAAGACTCACTAAAAACATCTCACACCATTAAAAGAAGAATTATTTGTCGTTGTATTTGTGGAACTGAAAAATCAGTGTCTTTATCAGATTTGATGAGAGGTTCATCTACTAGCTGTGGTTGTTTTCAAAAAGAGAGTGCTAGAAATCAAATGATTATTCATGGGATGTGTAATACTCCAGAACATGAAACATGGCATTCGATGGGGCAACGTTGCAATAATAAAAAACATAAAAACTACAAAGATTATAGTGGAAGAGGAATAACTATTTGTAAAGAATGGAAAAAGTTTGAGAATTTTTTTAAGGATATGGGGATAAGACCCAAGGGAGCATCTCTGGATAGAAAAGATAATAATAAGGGTTATTGTAAGGAAAATTGTAAATGGTCAACCCCCAAAGAACAAGCATTAAATCGAAGAAATAATAATGTTATGGCTCTTGGCGAAAAAAGTCTTTGCCAATCTCAGTGGAGTGATAATTTGGGGTTCGGGAGGACGGTTATAGGCAAACGATTAAAAAATGGATGGTCAAAAGAACGGGCATTAACTGTCCCATTAATAAATTCTCCAGTTATTTTATCTTGGAACGGTAAAACAATGAATATGCTTCAATGGTAAAAATTTTTAGGAATTCCGTATGGAACGATAGTAGATAGATTAAAAGTTCAAGGTTTAAATCTAGATAAAGTTTTTAAAAAATAATTAGTAATTGAAATTAATAAAAAAGATGTCAACACTAAATGAAACTATAAAGTTAATTAACAAAGAACTTGGTGAAGGGACTATTAATGAACTTTCAAAATTTGGAGAAATGAAAATTGAAAGAATTAGTAGTGGTTCTTTTGCCATTGATGATGTGATGGGTGGCGGTATTGCAACTCAGCGTATTACTGAAATTTATGGTGAGCCTTCATCGGGAAAATCTGTTTTAAGTTTTTTTATGATAGCAGAAATTCAAAAGCAAGGTAAAAAAGCTGCCTACATCGATTGTGAACAAAGTTTTTCTGCTGAGTGGGCTAAAAATATCGGAGTTGATACTGATAAGTTAATTTTTTCGCAAGCCGTTTGTATGGAGGACGTTTTAAATTTAGTTAATAGATTAGTCGAGACGGGAGAAATTTCTATTATAGTTATTGACAGTGTAGCTGCCATGATTCCACAAAAAGAGCTTGACGGTTCTATTGGCGAAATGCAGGTAGCACTACAAGCAAGAATAATGAGCCAAGCTTTACGTAAATTAACATCTGCCGCTTCCAAATCAAAAACAGCCATTATTTTCATCAACCAAACGAGGGACAAAATAGGGCAGTTTTTTGGCAATCCTTCGATTACAACGGGAGGTAAGGCTTTACGTTTTTATGCAAGCATCCGTCTTCAGGTGGCTAAAGGAAAAAATATTGAAGATGAAAATAAAAATGTTGTTGGTAATTTTATAAAAATTACAGCTACAAAAAATAAAACATCAACACCGTTTAAGACTGCTGAATTTGCACTTTATTATTCTAGTGGCATCGACAAACAATCAGAATTGCTTGATTATGCGGTGAAATATAATTTAATTGAACATAAAGGAAATACTTTTTCTTATGCTGATAATAAATTGGGTGTTGGTCGCGACCAAGCTATTAAAGAATTAAAAGATAATAAAGAACTTTATAATAAAATATTAGAAGAATTGAAAAAAGTTTATTATTCTCCTATCCAAGAAGATAATTCTTCTATAAACTCTTCTTCTTTAACGGAAAATAAAGAAAATTAGTATGGCAATTATATTTGAAAATCAATTTCTTGAAAAAGAAGAACAAGAATTAAAAGATAAGGGTTATAAATATCTTGGTTGGCAAGTTTATTCTGGAAATTGTGAGGAAATAAAAAAATGCCACGATTTAGGTCATTATAAAATATTAGAATATAATAAAATATATCGTCAAAATCATAAAATAGAAAAGAGACAATATAATAAACAGTATTTATCAATCCCAAGAAATAAATTGCGTTATGCAATTTCAATTGCTGTAAATAAAAAACTTAGAAAAAGATTATTAACTAAAAATGGTAAAGGTACATTTTCTTTTGTTCCATATACGATTGATGATTTAATGAAACACTTAGAATTTAAGTTCAAGCCAGGAATGACGTGGTCTAATTATGGTAAATGGCACATAGACCACAAAAAAGCAGATTGTTGGTTTAATTACAAATCAGTAGAAGATGAGGAATTCCAGAAATGTTGGGCATTAGATAATTTGCAGCCCTTATGGGCAGAAGAAAATTTAAAAAAAAATAAACATTAATATGGAAAAAATTTTAACCCAAAAGAATATATTAGAAGAAAAATTAAAAGAATATATTTGGCTTGTAGAAAAAACACTCCAACAGGAATCGTTGAGATTAATAAAAGGTAAAAAATGTGATAGATGTGGAAGAATGGATAGGCTTAAAATAGTCCCTTTACACGAATATCCAGCAACAATTCCCAGTAAAATCGTTCTTTATTGTAGTAATTGCAAATTCAATAAAGTGCTTTTGTCTCAAGAATCTAGTAATATGATGAGATATTTTATGGAAGAGTTTCAGAAAAAAGCCGAAAATCTTCTACCAGCAGAATCCAAGTCTAATAAGGATGAAAAAGTAATAACTGACAAAACTGCTGTTGATAGTTTAATCAAAAAATAATAATAACAAATATGAGTGATAGAAAAACATTGATAATAAACTGCCAAAGGTGTGGAGAATTAACAACTACTGGCAGTAGTTATGGCAAATACTGTGATAAATGTCGGCACGAAATTAATCTAGAGTATAGAAAAAAACTACACTATAAAAAACGAAAATCTTCTAATTTGGTTTGCCAAAATTGTGGGGAAGACTTAACTAATCTTAAATATAGCAGTAAGTATTGCCCTAATTGCCGAGAATCAATGCACAAAGAGATAAATAAAATAAATTATCAAAATAATAAAGAAAAGTGGCTTGAATATTCTAAAAAATATTATCAAGACTCAGAACATAAGGCTAAACATAGAGAGAATGCTTTAAAATCATATTATAAAAAGAAAATGCAAAGTTAGATGATTACAGATTGTCATTGTCTTCTACTCCGACTATTGGAAGGTTAAACTTTTGTGGAATAATAGGTTATATGACTCATTATTCCCATTAAAAGTTTGGTTGGTAATTTCCAATGGTCTAAATAGAAGAATTATGACAATAATAAATTTATTATAGTTATGGCTACAATCAAACAAAGAAGTTTCACAGACGGATTAAAAGCCTATAAGCAAACAAGAACAGATATTTACCGAGAGAATTATGACAGAATTTTCAAAAATAATAAAATAGAAAATAGTCAGGGCAAAAATGAAACTGTGGATATAAATAAATAAATCCCAAATCTTCTTTATTAATTATATTAAAAAGTTTTTAACATAGTGGATAATATGTTGATAAAAGAATACTTGCATTTAAATTTATCTGTGCTAAAATTATTTATAAGCAAAAGTTTTAAATTAAATTTGGATAGGTGGAACAATCTTTAAACGAAGACCACACCCAATGCTTTATTTAAAAGGGTGCTACGCCTTGAATACTAGATGTGAGGGCATTTATTATTCATCTTGGTTATTTCTGACCTTAATGTATAATACATTGGGCAAAGTATAATTAGGATAAAAATAATATTCCTTACTTGATATTCCTAATCCAACCTTAGAGACGGCGGATAACTAGGGAAGTATAATCAACTTTCCTTTTTGTTTCCCAATAAGGTTATTAAATTATTTTAAAACAAAAATACTTCTGATGCACAGAAGTATTTTTTTATTATATTAGTCTTTCCTTGCAATTATTTTAATTAGTTATTCTCTTTCTTTGGGTTGTCTCTTTCTGCTTTAAGTTCTTCTAACGCTTCTTCTGTTTCAGACAAGCCGTAGTGGTCTATAAAATTTCTTAGTTCTGTTTTACAAGTCATTTATTTTTTTAATTAGTTGATTAAGTTAATTATAAATCAAATTTTTCTTCTTGTTTTCTTAACTCTTTAAAAAGCGTATCCATACACACAATAGCTGTGCTATCTAGGAAAGACTTTCCGAAGTCAATTTTTGAACAAAAATAGTCAAACATCTCAAATAAAGTCGCTTGCTCTTCCTTATTTAAATCTTTGTTTGGTTTTCTCATACATTTTTTATTTAGTTTATTATAATAAGCATTATACTTATTTTATTTTTATAATCAATAAAGGAATTAAATATATTATAGCCCATATTATAATCCAGCCGTAAGAAGTTCTATCATTGTGCATAATTTTGGTTATTTAGCGGATATAATGGTTAAGAAATGGCTTGTATGAGCCTCTAGGGCTTCGCTACGAGCGTTTAAATAGTTGAGACGACACAATACTCACAATAGATGTTATTCTTCGTCTATCACATATAAATCTAAATTGTTGTTGTCATCAAAATTATAACCAATTGAGGTTGAACTTTCTTGATGAACGGATTGTGAGGTCGGCATTATTACTGTATGGGGGATATAAACATCACTAGACGGGTCGGGTGCTTGTGCTAAAATGTGTTGCAATTGTTTGATTGTCATATTTGTATATAAATTTGTTAATACTTTTTACGATTGCTTGTGCTACCTTTTTTTTATTTTTATTTTTTGTTATAAGTATGGTGATAGGTATTTTCATACGATTATTCGTTATATGTTCAATAATTTATAACAAGGCGGGTGTCCCATAGCCACACTTTGGGCAAATATTATGTTCTACAAGGTTTGTGCCGTCTATATCAATCATTTTAGGCTCTAGTTCAATTTCACATTCTGGGCAGACTTCTACAATAGCAGAATAATTTTCTAAACATTCATTGGCATTTACTAGTTCTTCTTCACACTTAACCATAGCCTCATCTTCATCTTCTGCTTCTATAATTGTTTCTAGTGTATTGTATATTTTATATGTTGGCATATATTATTATTTAGTTAATAAACATTCTTGATAACAAGGTTCGCACAATGCGTCGTATTTTTTGAATACATCATCAGGCAACTGTTCGCCGTCTTTGTATTCAAAATCATCGCTTGTTATCCAGTTTAGTTCTTGTGAAGGCATTATAGCTCCGCACTTATCGCAAGTGTTTGTGTCTTTCATATATTATTATTTAATTAATAAACGGAGACACCAGCCACCAACTAAATAAATTAGTTATCTCTCATCAAGATATAAAGGTGGCTGATGAGTGTTTTAATCGTGGACTAGACGATTAAAAATAGAATATCAAAGCAAGGTTAAGTTTATAATTTGTTGTTTTTATCATTATTTTTAATAATGTTTGTAATTGCGTCTTCTAACTCATAATACTGTAATCCGCATAAATCATATTCAATATGGTTATCAATATAAGTTAAAATATCAATCGCTGTTCTACGATATTTATTATTGGCGTTGTATTTCATATTTTTATGGTTAATTAATCTTCTTCAATGATTTTAACAAGTTCAAAACTATCTTCTACATATTCTTTTGGTAGTTCATAGTTTTGTGCAAATTCTTCCGCTTGTTCATCTGTTTTAGCGTCTGGACAAGCTATTTCAATATTTATATTTACTATTGCTTTTTTCATATTTTTATGATTAGTTTATGCTTGTTGACATTTGTATTCCTCTATTGTCTAATTCTTCGGTTATTCCCGCTAACATTTGTATATCGCTTGAGCCGTAGCTTTCAATCTCATAAATAGATTGATAATAGCTTTTGGCTTCTGCTCTTAGTTTAGCAGTCGTCCAGTCTTTAAAATAAATACTATCGTTGTTTTTTTTCATATTTTTATGATTAATTGGTTATTGTGGAAATTCTCCTAGCGAGAATATACAGTCTCCGTCATCAAAAACTCCCTCTTCTTTGTCCCAGACTTCTTGTTTGTATATTCTAATATCGGTTTGTCCGTCTTCTAGCAAATTGCCTAGTATTGCTAAAACTTCTTCCGTTTTGTCTTCTCCGTTTTTGCCCCCTACATATTCATCAAAATAATTTGCAAAAATGTGATAGCAAAAATCTATTTTTTGTTTATACATATTTGTTCTCCGTTAGTGCTTTGATATTCTATTTTCAAGGTTCTAGTCTATAACACACTGATAATTAGTAAATATAATAGTTAGCAATTAGTTTAATAATGTTTAAAGTTCTGCGGAAAAAGAACATTTGTCTTCCTCTTCTACGCATTTTAGTATTTTTTCGCCTAATTCTTGGCGAGCATACCATTTTAATAATTTTTCTGTTTCTATCTCGGTAGTTTTTAAGTATTCACTTAATTGTTTGTCGTTATAACTTGGCTTGTCTTTAAAAAATTCATCAATTTGTTTTTTATATTCGCCTAGTTGTTTTTTACATTCATTTAATCCTTTTTTAATTGTTGGTAAATCACCTTTTTCAAAATAGTAATTTATTTCGCTTGGTTCACACTCTTCTCCGCCAAAAAAACTGGCGTCGTCAGATGATTGAACACCAAACCAAAATTTGCCTTCAATGTCGCCTGAATAATATCTGCCCATATAATCTCCGTTTAAGCTAACTATTGCATATTTACTAATTGTCAAAGTGCTAATTATTGACTTCTAAATAATGAAATGGAATTAAATTAATAATTATGCTCGGTGGCAAATAGGGCAATGTTTTAATTCTGCTCCTGTATTGGGGCAAAAATGATGTTTTTTAGGGCTACCATTAAAATTATTATTATAGCCGTCTTTAAATCCATCATCATAAATTGACTGGAGAAAATCTGTCATTGCTTGGTTTGTCAATCTAAAATCTTTTAGGTATTTCACCTTTGTTTTAATATATTTATCGTTTGGCATATTTTTAAGCATTATTTTCGGTTAATTCTTCAATTGCTAAAAAATCTTTATGAGGTTTGCCTAGCATTTCCCATTTGGCATTATCTAGTAATGACATTGCTTCTGCTTCGGTGTTTGCTTCTATTTCAGTGGTAAATTCCTCATTGTAAGTAAAAATGTATGTTTTCATAAAGGTATTAATTTAATTGGGGTAATTTGTCCTCAAAAAATATTTCTTGTATTTGTTCTTTGGTTATCATATAGTTATAGTTTAATATTATTAATAAAGTCAATGACTGCTTGTTGTTTTTTCATTGATAGTTTTTTAAATAGCTGATGTTCTAAGTGGTTAATAAAAAACCATTCATAGTTAAGCCCATTATTACTTTCAGTTTTGGTTTTATTAATAGTGATTATAAGGTCATTATCTAATTTAATAGAATAATTTTTAGATATTTGCTGATAATCATCTTGTATTTTCTCTTTATAAAGTATTTCTTTGATTATTTTCATATTGTTCTCCGTTATATTCCATTTCATTATTCAGTTGTCAAAGGGCTAGGATATTATTTTATTTGGAATTTAATACTCGCAATGGTTTTTCTAATCCACAAGCAGGGCAAAAGAAATAATGGATATAATCTATTAAGTGAGTAAAGCCTTGCTCGTGGCATTGAGGGCATTTAATTAGTGTTGGAATTTGTCGTTTTCGTTGAGCTGACATAAATTGCGTGGATATTAAGTTCATTAATCTTTTTGTGGTCTTTTTCTTTACGAAATAGTTTAATAGCTCGGCTGATAGCTGTGCCAAATCCCGACGCTTCCATTCTGTAATCTTTAGCAATGGGGTAGGGCATATTTGCTTTTACTGTGATAAGATAATGTTTCATAAAAGTATGATGTTTAATTTAAGTATATACCTAATTTGATATTAAGTCAAGTGTATAAAATATAAATAACTTACTGACCACTGGAGAAAAATCTCCAGTTCGTCAATAAACTATTAGTCAATTTGTTCTTCAATAGTAAAATCAAAGTTGCGAGTAAAATTCTTTAATAATTCCATAGTTTTTTGTTCGGCTTCTTCTTTGTCTTTAGCTTCTAAAGTGAAACTAAAATTAGGATAAATATTGAAAGTAGGCATAAGAGTAAAAAGTTTAAATATAATTGTTTATCTGTTTGTGTAGCATTCATCACAATAAAAGCTATTATCGTCTCCCTCCCAGCTATCAGTTTCTTTAAAATCACCTTTAGGGGTAATATCAAACAGTTGCCAATTTTGTTGTATATTTATTGTGGCAGGTTTTCCGCATTCGTCGCAAACGAAGTCGTGTGTAATTTTTGGCATATATTTTTTGCTTAATTAGTAAATTTTAGTTAATTATGAGACCCTACAAGCTCGTATTTGACTTCATAGGGTATAAAGTATCAAGTCAAAATGTTAAATAGAGTGCCGAACACGGCTTTTGTTGATTGCCGTGTTCGGCAATTTGTTTTATCTAGCACATACCCACGCATTCCAATTACCTTGTGGCAAATAAATTTGCTCAATAGCAAACTTCGTCGCACAAGCAATATCAAATGCACACGCACGGGTTAGTCCTTTACTTTTATGGGAGGGTTCATTTATCTGCCATAAACCTAAATCCAAAGAGCCATTTGTGTTTTTGTTAATTGCATATTGGTCAAATCCGCTTTCACATTGGATAATTGCCAACGCTTTGATTTTTTCTTTCAGGGTAAATTTATATTCTTTGTCTAAGATATACCAAACTTGTTCCTCTACGGATAAATTTTCGCCAGCTAAAACTTTTTGTTCAATGGCATTGACTTTAGCAGGAGTGTCCCACCCCGTAGCCAATAAGTCAATTTCAGCATTGGTCTTGTAAGAAAAGAAAGCAATAATACCACTAGCAATGAGCAAGGGGATAATAATTGTTAGAGCTTTTCTTTTGCGGATAGTCCACATTTTGCGTCTTTGTTCTCGTTTGGAAAGAGAGCCAGCAGGTTGCTTAATCTTTTTAGTATGAAAATTAAGATTGTTCGCCTGTTCGGTTGTCGCAGTTGGTATGGGTTGAGGTTGGGTAAGCATAAAATTTTGATTATCCATATAGTTTTTGTTTTTATTTTATAATTTTTAAGGAACGACCTTTCAGCAGTTTTAAGTGCTGTATAAACTGGCTAATTTTTGTTATTAGTCAGTCTAACAACATTTATGTTTTGTTATAATTTAATTTCAATCGTCTTTTTTTATCTCTAAACTTTTTAATGGCTTTGGTATGATAATCAGTATCATAATAATCTTGCCAGTGTAATTTTATTCTATCCTTGACTTGTTTGGCTCTAATTGGGTTTGTGATAATACCGACAAGGCTTTTGCTTATTCCAAAATATTCTCCCGTTTTCTTTAATGATTTTAATTCTTTATATTTGGCAATAACTTTGGGTCTATCTTTGGGCATAATTTTAAATCTGCCGTCAAGGCGTTTGTTCTTATATGGTTTATAATCTTGGGGCATATTTAATGATTGTAATTTTTTAATAGTTTTAGAGCGGGGACTAAGTTCAGCTAATCCCCACAAAAAGCTATTAAGCCGTGCCAGCTAGTTGCCCAATTACTCCGTTCAAGCGTTTTTCTTTTTCGTCTTCTGATAAAGTGTTCCAGTCATCAGGCATTATTAAGCCCTTACCCTCCAAGCCCGCTTTTATCATTCTAGCTTTCCAGTCGTTTTTTTCTGCTTGTGTTGTGCCAAATATCTCGCCCATTTTCGCCACCATAGCGATTGCCCCAAATTGAGCGTCTAATTCTTCTGTATTCTTTTTAAGAGCATTCTGTAAAAAGTCTCGTTTTTCGTCTTCTGACAATAGGGAGTTAGCTTTGTCCAGTAGTTTTTCTAAAACACTTTGATATTCAAAACTTTCCCAAGTTCTATTTAAATAACATATTTTGACACTTTCTCGTTCTATTCCATTGAGTAAAAGCGTCGCCGTGTGTTTAAATCCGTTGCGAGTGCGTTTGTAGTCGCATACCGCTTCTAAGTTATCGTTTATTTTAAAGGTTGTCATAAGTTTATTATTATTTGATAAGTTAAAAACGAGGAGGCGAGCCATTACCTAACATAAGTTAGTGAAGTCTTTAATCTTCTAAAAATGGCTCACCACTGTTTATAGCAGTGGACTAGACCGCTAAACACTGAAACGGAATTAAGTAATAATTAAGAAGTTTTTTTAATATCGCTAGGGGCATAAGGCAAGTGGAGTAAGCCAAGAGACTTCCAATAGGTGGCTTGCTGTTCGTCCATTCCTAAGTCTGTCATTTCATTAATCATTATCTCCACACTAACCCCACAATGCTTGAAATCATTATCAGTCAAGGCTTGTTTTAGGGCAATTAAGTTTTGCTCGTCATCTTTTGTCGCTATGCTTAAAATATTTGCTATTTTAATAAATTTGGCAAGTTGTTCATTGGTCATAGTTTCCTCATTTATCCGTTCCAGTGTTCAGTTGTCAAAGGGCAATAATCCCGCTAACAATTTATCGGTAATAATTAAATTTATAAGTTATAATAAGGTATACTGTAAATCAATTTCACCTTTAATTTTCTTGTCCCACATTGTTTTGTCATTTATATCAAGTCGTAATCCTTTTGACCAATCCCAGCGCCATAAAGCGTCATTTGCCTTATAATAGGCTTTGTCCATATAGTAAGTTTGACTGCCGTCTGTCAGTGCGTCTCTTTCCGCTAAGGCTTCATTTTCTTTTCTATTAGACGGCTCATTGGCTAAGATAGCCTGTTCGGCTTCTGTCATCGGGCGTTTTCCGCATTTATATATGGTGATTGTCTTGCCGTCATATTCAGTGAGTGAGGCGCAAGGTAGTTCTAAAAAACTGCTTTTTCCCTCTATCTCGGTGGCTAAGTAAATCCCGTTGGTTTGCGTTCTTGTTATCAATCTTGGCTTATTTATTCTCTTTGCAATAGTTTCACTAGCATTAGCAAGGCTATTGAAAGTCATTATTAAGGTTTTGCCAATTTGTAAATCTCTTTTTAAATCGCTAAAAGTTTTCATATAGTTTCCTCGTTTATATTACCGATAAATTGTCAAAGGGCAATTATAGACCGCTAATAATTAAATATCAATGCTAGTAAGTTTATAAAATATGTATCCCGTAATTTATAGCTCGGTAGCGGTCAAGTTTGTATTTGTTGGCAATTAGTCTGGTGGCTTCTACGCCGATAGAAAATAGCTTTTGGCTATTATCAAAGTTCCCAGTAAATAAGTGCGATAAGCTATCTCGTTTATAGGTGTCTATTTGTTTAATAGCTGTAAAATAGATTTGTTTAAGCCATTTATAGGCTTCTGTCCATTCTTTAGGTGTCATTGTGATAGTTCCCCGCATAACATAAGTGTTAATATCGTAGGAATAATCGTTTTTATGGTTTGTTAATGTCATAATTTCCCCGTTTAAGCATTGATATTTAATTATCAAAGGACTAATAATAACCTAATAAATAGGGAGATAAGCATAATAAATTTATAAATTTCTAAAATAAAATCCGTCTTGTTCGGTGTAGTCTTGCATTAGCTCACTACTGGCTTGTTCCCAGTCAATGCAATTATTTGGCCAGCCTATTTTATCGTCAATCAATCCTAATTGGTCGGCTTGTTCTCTCGCAAATTCCTCATCATTAGAATATTGGCCTTGATAGCATTCCCAAAAATTAGATAAATCATCAATATTCATTATTTCTAAATAAGCTTGGCAAGCGTCAATGTTTTCATCATCAATTCCGTATTCCTCCATTTGCGATAATAGTTTTTCGTCTTCAGTTTTTTCAATTTTAGCCTTTTCGGCTTCTCTTGCGGTTTCTTCTTTTTCTATTTTGTCAATCATTGCAAATAAATCTTTATCAAAATCAATAATTCCCGAGATATTTGTTAAGTGCCATTTTTCCCATATTTTAATTAGTGTCCGTTGTGCCGTTGTTCTTGGCTTAATATTATCTAAGCATTGTCCGCTACTGCCTAAATATCTCCCGCTTGCGGTAAATTCAGGGTAGCCGTTGCGGTCGGTTATTTCTAAGTCAATAATGGCTCGGTGGTTTTCAGCGTCCAAAAATGATATTGCTTTTTTAAAATTGTTCATATAGTTTCCTCGTTTTTGCTTATCTCCTTGTTTATTAAGTTATTAAAGGGCTAAGAAGAGAAAACGGCTTGCTGTGGTGCGTTCTAAGGCGTTTAAGTTGTTGTTTGCTTGTGTTTTGTCGTCTGTGCGATTGCTAAACTTCGCTTGTTCGTCTATTCGCTTGTTCATCTGTTCGTGTGGAGACTGTCCGACTGTCGTTTAAAACATTTCTTTTATAAGTATTAAGTTATTTTTCAAGCGATTGACGAACAGGCTACCAATAAAGCGGGCGAGTCAGCCTTTACCAGTAGCCTGTTCAGTTGTCAATTGTCCGTCTGTCAGGGAAAATTGCCGTATTACTTTTGATATTTAGCAATTCTTTGACTGTCTATATTCAGTATATACCATTTTAAGTATAAAGTCAATACACTAATATTAGCCATTTGTGTTTTTAGCTTGTTGATAATCTGTGTATAACTTTCTTATATAGAGCATAATTGGGCAATGTATATAACTGAGTATAGTGATTATTATACTCAGTTAATTTATAAAGGCAGTGAAAGACTGTCGCCTGTCCGACTGTCGGGGGGGAGTGGTTCGGGAGTGGGAGGTGTCGTGCGCGCGGGTTTCTTATTCGGAACTTCCTCGCGCGCACGACACTTTTTGTGTTTGAAGTCTTTCTTCGACAGACGTACAGACGTACAGGCGAAGTTCGATAGGCACACAGACGAACAGGCACACAGACGCACAACAGATGAAGTTCTTATTTTAACTTCAACAAGCGTACGGTTATTGTGTCTCTCATCCCAACTATAGCCTACAACCTTCTAAATTGGCTCTATAAGCTTGGATAAGCATGTAAAGGATAAAATAAGCGCATGTACACCTGTTCGCTTGTCCTAGGCTCTAATATGGAGCGCTAAGGGGTAGTGGTTGGTAAATGTTCCTAAGATAAATATCCTTATGGTAAAAATAAAATTTTCCTATTTTTTGTCCTTAGTATTGACAAAGCATACAGATATGCTATAATGGTAATAATCTCTCGTCAGAATATTGTGTAAAAGGCCAAATTATTTTTGGTCTTTTTTGTTTGTTTGATTAATAATATGTTTATTCTAATTTTAGCCTAGGAAACTTTGTGAACTTATGTTATAATACTAATACACATATGAACAATCCTAATGATATTTATAATCTTCTATCCATTGAAAGTGGTATTACCGACTTATCGGCTGTCAAACAGTTGTACCATGCTTTATCCAGAGTATTCTATAAAGAATTAAGAACTACTGGTAGCATTATTTTGCCTGGTATTGGGACATTCACTGTGCGGACGGTTGGGGCTACGGGTAAACACATCTTTCAAGGTAGAGTTATTCCTCCTTACAAAATGCTCAGGTATGCTCCAGACAGAACCCTGAGAGAACAAATTACTCATTTATAACATATGTTTTATGGAAGACAACGCACAAAATGAAATCACTAATTTAAAAACTTGTATGGCTACCATCACTGAAAATGTTAAAACTATTAATTCCAATATTCAAGAAATTAAAGAAAGCATCAAGTCTATTAAAACTGAATTCATTAGGAAAGAAGTGTTTGAAGAATATAAAACTAATACTGAAAAAAGTTTTGAAGAATATAAAGCCAATACTTTGGCGGATGCTCGAGACCAAAAAAAATTCATTAATAAAATATTAATTACGTCCATTTTTACTCTTATCGGTTTTGTTGTTCAATTATTAGCTATGATTTTTAATAAATGGCCACTAATAAATTAAAGATAATAATTTTTGCTGTTTTTACTATTATGCTTGGTTGTATTGCTTTTAGCATTGGTTCATCTATTTACGACTTAGTAGATAAACATAATTATCCCTATATGTCAGGTAAATACGGTGTAAGATGTTATGCCCGCGAAGAAGGAAATAGCAATATAAAATATCATATGTACTTTTCAACTTTAGAAGATTGCAAAAAATACGTAGAACAAAATAAATAGAAGAAAAGGAGTCTGCCATGATTACAGAAGAAATTAAAAGTGCACAGGTGGTAGCCGTTGCGAATGAAACTAAATATTCTCCTTGCCCTTCTTGTAAAAAAATATTACGAGGGGTAAAACAAGAGGATGAAAAAGGTTATGTTCGTTGGCGGTTCTACTGTGATGTTTGTCATATCGGATATTGACAAAACAGTGAGGTGAACTTTGAAAAAGAAACCTAACAAAGGACTATGTCCTAAGTGTGGCAAATTAAGGAAATTAACGATGCACCACGTTAGACCAGTTAGATGGTTCGGCAGAAAGAACAATAACAAAACAATCAAAATCTGTCGCCAGTGCCACACGAACTTGGAGCGTTTAATTCCTTATCAAAAACAACCAAACAATTTCTATCCTTGGATAGTAAAACAGTGGCTCAAAGCAGCCTAAACAAAGAAAGTAGGGAAGAAATGACCTGTCCAGTCTGTCAAACAATTCTGTTAGGAGCAGTAGATGACAAAGGCAACACCGTTTATGAGTGCTATAACTGCACTACTAAGGTAATTACTTTTATCACCCAAACTGCTTTTGAACAAAGGCGCGCAATGGCAATGGCTCTCCAAAGACAGCGAGCAATTGCTCAATAAAAAAGGTTTGTGGATTTCCCTTAAAAATCCACCTTATTAAAAATTTAATATAAGGAGTTAAGTTTAGTTAAGTGAGGTTATGTTATGTTAAAAAATATTTCAAATGAACAATTTGATAAAAATAGATTGAATTTCGTAGTCCAATTAGATAATAGAATCTTAGACCAAATAATTTCAATTAAGAAATTAATTGAAGGTAGAGTATTAACTATTATTGATGCGTCTATTTCTGATGTAGAACAACGTAATGGTCTAAAAAGTCTAATTAGAGAGTCTATTTGGCAAAATGAATATTATAGCAAAAATATTACTGATATTATTATTCAATTTGATTCCATTACGGGCTTAAATTTAATAAATAATAGTGAAGTAGAAAGAATGTTAAAAAAAATTCCTTATTCTGATGGGGAACTTCCTGTAGAATCATATTTTAATTAATAATTAATTCTATACTTGACTCCTTTTATTAGATTATAATACTATTTTAAATAATAAAAAACCCGTTAAGTTATAGTTTCGACACTCGACTTAACGGGAAATTCTATTAGCAATTAATACTCCGCGGTAAAGCAAAATATTAAATGCGACTCACTCCAAATCTAATATAGATTATAGCACAATCATATTTTTTGTCAAGTGAGCCTACACTCCATTGGAAAAACTTTTTATTTTTTATTAGGTTTTGATGTCAGACTAAAACCTAACTTATACCCTTAAATGATACAATTTATCTTTTATAGCGGTCTAGCCCCAAAATTTAAGAGATGATTGTGTTTCTCACCTATTGATACTAAGTGAGAGAATGCTAGGTTAAACCTAGTGTGGCTAGGGCGGCTGGGTGGTTCTCGTATCAGAGATAGCCCAGTCGTCAGATTACATTAAGTTAACATATGCTAACTAACATTTGATTAATTAACATACATTATAAAGATATGGATAATATGGTGAAAGTAATTTTAGGTTTTATATTCTCTTGGGCTGGTCTTATACTCCTAACCTGGGGAGTGTATAGTGAGTTATCTAATAATTAAACAAATGATATGTTAAATAACAATCAAAATAAACGTACACCTCAAAGGACTCCCTGCGAGGTGTACAGTTAGTAGGGTCGTGGGATATTTAAGACCAATTATCCAATGGAACGAAGGAAAGGTTTCTGAATTCAAAGAAAGAGTCAATTTTGTAATAGATGATAAAATAAATAAGCCCTAAAAGTAGAGCGAAAGACATAACATTTTAATTTTATGTCTGATATAAACAAAGTGAAAGACACCGTCCAGGAGGCGAAAAACGACCTGGAGAAAGAAGAACAAGAAACCTTAAAAAGTAAGGTAAAATCAATTATTAAAGCTACTCTAAATCGAATTGAAGAAGAAGAAAATATTATTAAAGAACATCAAGATAATGTTTCCATTCTTCGCAAGGATTTAAAAGATTTAGAGACTGGTCGTCTTGACCTTATTGAAGAGCGTCAAGGTGGCGACCCCAAAGCTAGAAATATTTCTATCGTTATTGTTAAAAAAGTAAATAGTATACCAAATTACGGACAACAGCCATGGTTTATTCCCTTCGAACTAATGGCAAATCCTATAATTTTTCCTACTATTTCTAATTTTGCTGACAATATCACTCGTGTTAGTAATGCAGGAAGTATAAATTGGCTCGATAATGTAAATAATTTTTTTTCTGATTGTATTACTACCACTGGTTCTAATTTATCTAATTTTGCACCTGGAACTTATACTTTGAATTCAGGTTCGACTATTGATATTAGACCAAGATTCTAATTTTTGATTGTTTTTATTATTAACCAACGTCTTTCGCTCTACTTTTAGAGCTTTTTTAATTGCCAAAGTGACGATACTTGTGTTATAATACAAATACAGATGATATTTTGTGCTAATTTAAGAATTTTTATTAAATTTTTAACCTAATTTTATAAAACTATGCCAGATATTATACAACAACCAACAGAAAAGACTTCCGAAGAGATGAAAAATGAATTACAAAATAGTTTTGATGAATTACAAGCTCGTAATTCGTCTTTGGAAGAACAAAGAGTCCTTAATAAAAGCAATATTGAACAGATTAGACAAAATACTATTCAGTCTTTATTCTCTATCTTACAAAATAATGGCGTTGATGCTTCTAATTTAGAGTCTATCAACGCTTTTTTAACGCAATTAAGAGAGAAAAGTCCTGACTTGGCAGAATTATTCGAAATTGCCTTTACTTCTTTAACAGAAGAACCTAGTAGCGAACAACCACAAACTCCACCCGCAGATAATTCTGGTCTGATGTCCAAATTCAGCAACTTAGCACCACAGACCATGCAGGGAACAGAACAATAATTGATTAATTATGAAATATGAATTATGAAAAAAAATTTATTCGTGGTTTAAAAAAAGAGTTTGAGAATATTTATGATGCACCTCGTTTTTTGAAATCTTGTAAAATAGAAAAAGTTGGTAATGATATAGGCATTGATGAAATGGAATATAGAGAAATGATGTCTTCTATGTTTAGGAAATATCAAAAAGATAATTTTGACTTTTTAGTAAAATATTATTGGCTATCTCAGAAGTTTACTTATGGTGGTGTCTTAAGAAGTCAGTTTAGACACAATGGTTGGGTGTTAGATTCTGCCTTTGGTATTTATATGAGAAAATGGGTTGGTTTTAATAACAGGATTGTAACGCAAGCGGCTTATACAAAATTAAATGGTTACATCGATGATTTCTTTCCAAATTTATTGGCTGAAAATCCTTTTAAGAAAAAAATGAAGTACCCATATAAATATATGACTTTTGAACATTTATTGATGGTAACTGATATGCCAGAAAGAATTGAGTTACTTAACTATTGTGAAAAGAAAAAAATGTCATTTGCTAACTTCGTGGATTATGTTTGCAATTATGTTTTGATGGTTAATCAAAAAACAGGTCAAAATATTTTTAGTCTAGACCATGCTTATTTTTCTCATAATCCACATGTAAAATATAACTTAAAATATGAATATGCAGGACAATCCAAAAAAATTGAAACCAGTGATATTTGTACAGGGCTACAGCAATTATCACAGCCAGAATCTATTCCAACAGAATTTACTTCTGAAGGCCATGGAAATAACTCAGAACCCACAGGAACTCAAAAAGTTAGCGGGGTTTAGAACTGTAGCTGAGGTCTATCGTACTTTAGACAAATTAGCAATTCGCAAAGAATATCATGAGGCTTTATTACGTCATGGTATGGATTTAGACGCGATTGTTGGAGGTATAAAGGGTGTAGCTGAAAACAGTGAAGAAGATGCTGTTAAATTAAACGCTTATAAAACATTATTAAAATCTTTAGGATTAGATGTATATAAAGAATCAGAATCAAACAACAAAGAAACTTGGGAAGATTTAATTAGAAATGCAGATTCTACAAAAGAAATTAAGAAAGTAGAAGATAAATATGATGTAATAATTCCGATGATTCCAGATGATGTGCAAAAACAACGGAATGAAGAAAATAAATTTGGTCAAGATTTATATAATGAAAAGTAATTTTAGTATAAATTAATATGAATAATAAAGACTTAATAAATAAATTAAAAGACCCAAAATATTACTTAGAAAATTTTACAAAAGTAAAAACAAAAGAGCATGGGTTACAACCATTCATATTAAAAGAATGCCAAAAAGATTTATTTAATGCTTTAAAAACTAATAATCGTATTATTGTTTTAAAGAGTCGTCAATTGGGATTTTCTACGGCTATCACTGGTTGGGCATATCATTATGCTATTTCTCATGCTGGAGTTACGGTGGCTTTAGTTGGATATAATATGCTGATGGTTTCAGAACTTCTTGACAAAGTCAAAACATTTTTTATTACTACACCAAAAGAATTACGACCGACATTGCAATATAATTCTAAATTTGAAATTTCGTTTCCTAAACTAGAATCTAAAATATTAGTACTGCCTAACAGTGAAAATGTTGGTAGGGGCTATACTTTAAATTTTGTCTTAGTGACCGAACTTTCAAGTTGGGAAAATGCGGAAGAAAAAATGATGGGCTTGCAGGAATCTGTTCCTAAAAATGGTATTATTGTTATTGAATCTACTCCAAGAATGCAAGGAAATTTATTTCATCGTCTATGGGTAACAGATAATGAATATTTAAAAAAAGATTATGGCTGGTGGTGGGGATATTCTAGCAATGAGATGGAAATTAAGAAAAAAAGTATTGGTCCATTAGCATTTGCTCAAGAATATGGTTTAGAGTTTTTATCTTCTGGGCGTCCAGTTTTTGACCAGGTTGTTCTAAGAGAGTGTAGAAAGAATATTCTAAATATTGGTGATAAAATAAAAATTAGTGAAGATAAAGAATTTACTGTCTATGAGAAAGACGGGTGGATAATTTATAAAGAACCAGAAAAAGATGGTTTATATGTTATGGGTGTAGATGTTTCCGAAGGTGTAACTGGTGGCGATTATTCAGTGGCAATAATTCTAGATAGAAAAACTGGTGAAGAAGTCGCTATGTATAGAGGTTTAATTGCGGCTGATAGATTTGGTGAGATATTAGATTTAAAAGGAAGAGAATATAATAATGCGTTAATGGTTGTAGAAATTAATAATCATGGCTTAACAACAGTTACGGTTTTAAAACAAAAAATTTATCCATCAATATACTTTAGACCTAAAAAATTTGAAACATTAGAAACTGGGTCTAGTGATAGAATGGGTTGGCGTACTACTAAAGTAACTAGACCATTATTAATTGATGACCTAGCCCAAGCTATAAGAGAAAAATCTTTAAAAATTCATAGTAAAATTATTTTAGATGAAATGTCAATATTTGTCTATAATGACAATGGAGAAATGGTTCCGCAATCAGGTTTTCATGATGATACTATTTTTTCTACAGCGATTGCCTTACAAGGTTTTAAAATTATGTTTTCTGGTGAATTGACACAGTTAGATGAATCAAAGTATCTTCCCCAAACTTATTCTTATTAACAAATAAAACAAATATGGAAAAAACTTATCGAGCTGCTGATTACGGTCCAAAAGAAGTAGAGCTAATAAAAAAATTTAATTTGCAATTAGATGATGCAAAAAATTATTTTACTGCTATTTTAAAACCTCGTTTTGACCGTTCGTACAAACTTTATATTTCAGACCGCTCTGACCGCGCTAAAGAAATCAAGCGCTGGCAAGCTAACGTATATATTCCCTATATTCATGGTGTCGTTGAAACTCTGAAACCTCGTATTTTGGATGCTCGACCCGACCTTGGTGTACAAGGAAGAAATGAAGACGACCAAATGAAAGCTCCCAAGGTGCAAAAATTAAATGAATATACTTGGGAAATTTCTGGAGCTGATGATGTCGCTGAATTGGTGGTAGATTCTTCTTTAATTTATGGTACAGGTTTCATGAATGTTTTTTATAAAAAGGATGTAAGAGAATTAGATTTTTTAAATACTAAAGATATAACTAAAAAGACGCTAAAATGGGAAACTCGTAAACAAGTATTTTATGATGCTCCTTGTGTAGAATGGGTAGATAATTATGACCTTTGGTATGATTGGCATAATATTGAGTCTAAAGATAAACAATATTGGTTTAGAAGAAAAGTTCTAAGTGGAGCAACTATAAAAAGACGCTATCCTAATTATGATAAAGAAAGATTGGCTATGGCTTTAGCCAGTCGAGCTGGAGATTTGACAAATTTTGCTGAAATACGAAATAAGACTAAACTAACACATGAAAATATTGTTAAAGGAGCTGATTTTACAAGCAGTGTTAGTGGCTTTGCTGGAAATACTTATAATCAGACTAATGACCCAGATTTGCAAATGCACGAAGTCTTTGAATGGACAAGGCCATTTGAGGATAGATATGCAGTTATGGTTAATAATGTACCTATTTTAAAGAAGGCAGAGATACCAATTGTTTATGATTTTAAAGAAGCGACTTATATTTCTATTCCTTTTTTAAAGTTGGCAGGAGAATTTGAAGGTTATGGTGTACCAATGCTTCTTGAAAGTCCACAGATTTTATTAAATACTATAAAAAATCAGAGAATTGATGCTATGACACTTAATATCCATAAAATGTGGGTAGTTAATCCTTTGGCTAATATAAATAAAGAAGAATTAGTCACTAGACCATTTGGAATTGTTTATTCTACAGACCCTAATGGAGTTAGAGAAATTCAATTTAGCGATGTTAAAGCTAGTGCTTACAAAGAAGAAGAATTACTCAAAGGAGATATGAGATATGGTATTGGTGTTGATGACTTCTCTATGGGTGGCGGTGGTAGTGCAAGTAGCGCTACAGAAGTTAGACACTTGCGTGAATCAACGCTTGAAAGAGTTAGACTTTATGTTAATCATCTTGGTAGTGGTTTCTCACAATTAATGCGTTATTGGACTTCCATGTATCGTCAGTTTTTTACTGAAGAAATGACAATTAGAATAATTGGAGATAATGGCAAAACTGAATTCCCGATAATAGAAAAAGATGATTTATCTGGTGAATATGATTTTAAAGCGACAGTATTACCATCAATTGCTGGACAACAAGAAGTCAAAAAGAAACAAGATATGGATTTATTCCAGTTACTCATGCCTTTTGTCGACCCAAATATTCAACCATTTATTGACCCCAAAAAACTTGTTTCAAAAACATTATATGATTGGAATTGGGAAATATCATCAATCAGTAGTTCTGAAGAACAACAACAATCCTTACCAGGTGCAATGGATGGAATGGCAGAAGCTACTGGTATGCCTGGTGGTGAAGTATCATCAGGAGTACCTGCACCACAACTTGGGGGTAAAAATATTTCGCCCGAATTAGCACAGATGGCTATGGAACTGATGGGCAATACTAGTGGTGCTGGTAGTCAATCTGGTTTTAGTGAAGCGAGTGCTCCTATAAATTTATTGCAAGGTGGTACTCCTCCTACGGTTGAGGGTTTACCAACGTCTAATCCTCGTGGTCTTAATAGGAAAGTTGGTGGAAAAGTTAATACTAACATTCCTACGGGTAAACCTGGCAATGGTGTAGCCGCTCAACTTATGAATAGAGCTTCTAATATTCAACGTTAACCAATTATAAACTAAATATAAACATATGCCAACTGGATATGGACGAATTGAAAAAACAGAAACAATATTACGACCGAATATTCCAACTAAACATGGACTAACCAAAGAAACAAAAACAATATCAAAAAAGAAAAGTATACTAAAACGTGCGCTTGAAGGTGCTACTGAAACTCTTTCTAATTATAAGTCAGTGCTAGACAGTAATAAAAAGTCTAAAGACAATATTTATCTTTTGGCAGTTGATAGTGCCAAAAAGCAATATGCTTCAGATAATAATGGAGCAGACATGACACCTAGTAAATTAAAAGATGAACTTATGGGGGGCATTATATCTAAAGCCACCAGGCAATATATCAAAAATAGAGATGCTAAAGAGAAAGAATATAAAAATAAATTTAGTATAAAATAATATAAGAATGTATTATTACAAAATAAAAATATCATATGAAGAAGTCATCTAAAGTCACTAAAAACTCTAAAGTAACTGTTCCAAACGAAGAAAAAGAGGAAACAGTAGAACCAAGCGTTCAACAACCTCAATCTAAATTTACTACAGCAGAATTGTCTGACCTATTATTAGAGTTATCTGACACAAAATATTGGGCTGCTATTTTGGCATACGATAATGGGCTAAAATTATTATCAATGCAAACTTTATTTAGCGTAGACCCTTTCAAAAATCCAACATTAATGGCACAACAACAAGGATTTATCCAAGCGTTAGGTCGTTTGCCAGAATATGTTGAGACGGAAAAACAAAGAAGAAAAAACAAAGAGTCAGAAACAGACATTAACAGTGAAGACTCTAATATTAATATGGGGTATGGTAACTAATAAATTATTATTTATTTATTAAAACTTGTGTTATAATATAAGCATATGACTAAATTACCAATATCTGATATTGTTAGAAAAAATTTAAAAAATTTAAAGACATACCAAGCTAACGCTAGATATGCCAATACAGTTTCTGCTCCTAAAATTACAGCCAAGAGAACAATTATTAAAAGTGCATTGGGTAAGGCGGCTAAAGAAAATGTAAATAAGGCTGCTGGTAAGTTTTTAACTAAAGCTATTAGCAAAGTAGCTGTTCCTCTTGCTATTGCTGGTGAAACATATAATGCTGGCACTAAAATTAAAGAATTTGTTTCTGGAATTAAAGGTGCCAATAAGGAATCAAAGGATTGGGTTGCTCAATCTACTGCCAATAGTAATGATATTATGAATATTTTAAAAAAACGAAAACAAGATAAATTACGACAAGCTAAAGGAAAATAGTATGCCCGCTTCTAGTCAACAACAATTTAAAATGATGCAAGCTATCTGCCACGGAGGAATGACACCTCCAGGTGGGTTAACTCAAAAGTCAGCTTGCGAATTTGTTTCTGGTCAAACTATGAAAGGTCTACCTAAAAAATTATCAGACAGACATTTAAAAAATAAGAAATAATGTTTTTATGGAGAAAAGAAAACCTTGTTAATTAATTGTAGATATAAATGAAAAAAATAAAAACTTTTTCTAGTATAAAGACAATAATAAAAAATTATAAAAAAACTGGAAAAAATATTATATTTACAAATGGATGTTTTGATATTTTGCATGCTGGACATGTTCAATATCTATCAGAAGCAAAGCGTTTAGGAGATATTTTGATTATAGGATTAAATAGTGATAATTCTATTGCAAAAATTAAAGGAGAAAAAAGACCAATAATATCACAAAAATATAGAGCTTTACTTTTAGAGACTTTAGAGATGGTAAATTATGTGGTTATATTTGAAGAAACAACTCCTCTAAAGCTTTTACATATTATAAGACCTGATTGGCTTGTTAAGGGAGGAAATTTAACCAAGAAAGAAATAGTGGGTGCTGATTTTGTAGAATCATATGGTGGCAAAGTTAAAAATCTTTCTTGTATAAAAGGACTTTCAACTAGCAAAATTATAGATAAGATTAAGGCAACTTATAAATAAATATTAATACATAACAAATTAATTAAATATACAAATATGAAGAAAGAACCTATAAATTTGAGTAAATTAAAAGACTCACAAATATCTATTATTCAGAATGCTTTGGCTAATAAACCAAAAGGTGAAGTCAAGCAAGGTGTAGATTTAGTTGGGCTGGCTCAGACATTAGCAAAACGACATGTGGAAAAGCTTAAAGCTATGTCTACCGAAGAATAACTACTTATTCTAATTATTATTAATATGAAGAAATAATTTTATGGCAAATACAAATGAAATAAACAATTTAAACAACCCAGCATCCGCTAACGCGGGGAGTGCTGATGATTTAATAGCTGGTCCTGGAAAAGGTGACGTTATCACAGGGCAGCCAGTATTTAACCCGTCATCAACAAATGAACCGAAGGCTCCTGTTGTAGAAACAGTGCCCAAAAGTCAATATGAAGATTTGGAAACAAAACTTGGTTCTCAAGGAAAAGAATTAGGTGAGGTACGTAATTTTATAGAAGAAATTACACCATTGCTTAATAAGCTTGATAAACAACCAGAATTAGTTCAAGCCATCATTGATGGTAAGATTGATGCTAATTTGGCTAAAGCAGTTCTTGAGGGTAAAGTTTCTATCCAGGATGCAGAAATTGTTAATAAAGCTAACGAAGAAGTAAAAAAAGATGTTGGACAGAAAGTCTATGATACTCTAAAACCATCTGAAATTGAAAAGATGGTGGCAGACCAAATAGCAAAAGCAACTTCTAATATTAGCGATAAGTTTACGAAGACCATCAACGAAACTGAAGAAATCAGAAGTTTTGAAAAAAAGACTAGTGATTTTATATCTTCTACTCCAGATTTTGCAGAATATGCAGAAGCTGTTGATAAATGGCTTGATTTACATCAAGACATCGATGATGTCTCTATAGCTTATAGTGCGGTAAAAGGAGAAGTTCTTTCTAAATTGATAGAAGCAGACAAACAAAAAAATGCAGGAGAAATTGCCAAAGCAGCGGCCGCTGACCTTGGTGGTGGTTCTTCGCAGAATGCTTCGATTGTCCAAGATAAGAAAGTCATTGATGATTTAATCGGTGGCAGAACTAATCCTAATATTCTTTAACTTTATTCGTGAATATTTATTTAACAGTTCTTTAACAAGTAAATATTTTATTTTATGTCATTCCCTTATTATAATGAGCCTCAATGTGTGGGCCTCTTAACAGTAATGTAAAGATGAAATAAGGGTTAATCGCAACAAATTGCTAGAAACACTCGTTAAATTATTCATTAACTAAGATTAAAAATATGAATATAGAGTCAATTAGCAGCAAGAATTTAAGTAAAGAGTTAGCTTATTTATTAGGAGTATATCTTACTGATGGTAGTATTACTCATCCATCAGATAAATGGGCTACTTATTCTAGTTTTTCTTTGAAAACTATTGATAGAGAATTTGCAGAATTTTCATTAGAATGTTTTAAAAAAATTAAACCAGATTGTAAGGCTAATGTTTTTATACAACAACCAATAACTAGATATTGGAATGATGGTAGAGTATCAAAAACGCAAATACAGTATTGTATAGGTATAGGAATAACCCATACACAAATAGATATTTTTTTTGAAACACAAACTAATAAAAAACATCACATACCTTTCGTAATCTGGGATGCACCATTAGTAATAAAAAAATGGTTTATCGCAGGAGTTATGGATGGTAATGGATGGATTAGTAAGACAGAGAGAAAGCAATATCCTAATCCTGGAATTTTCCAATATAGAATTGGCATTTGTGGTATATCAGAAGGATGGATTTATGAATTTGAAAAGTTACTACAGCAAATGGGAGTAAAAACGTGTAAAATAATGATAGATAAAAAATTACCAAGAAATATTCCTATTGCAAGCTTTTCTATCAAAACAGAATCTTTCATATCACATGGTTTATTTTTTACAATTCAAAGAAAACAAAAAAGAATAAAAGAATATATACTTAAAAATGTTCAGAGACTAAACGCTGCGAATCCTACGGGATTAAGAAATAGTCCAATCTCATATGAGAATATGAGTTAATACAAATAACACATGATTCTGGCACAACTACTGCCCAGGCTCGTGATACATTGGTCGCCGCAACAGAAGGGCGACTTGTAGTAGACGCCGTAGATAAAATTATGTTGCTTGAGCCTAAGATTTGATTGGGCTCGCCTATAGCAATATAGGGCAATAAAACACTGTAAATTGCTGGAAACTCCCAAGAGCCAAAATCTGAAAAGATTAGGACAAACGGACAATCAGCAGCCAAATCCTATAAAGATTAATAGGAGAGGTTCAGAGACTATAATCAGTGAATCCATATTATTATGGATTAAGGTATAGTCCGAACTTGTAAAAATTAAGACTATATAAAAACATTATAAGTCTTAATCCGAAAGGACAAGAAGCAAAGGACAAAACTTTGCGATAACACAATAAATCAACATCCTCTCGTATCTTTACTGACGCAAGTCGGAAGAACTTACGACGGGAAATCTTGGCAAGGTTCTGGTATCATGAAGGCACCAACCTACAATCCAACATTCGACTGCTTCGAAGATTTTTATGGAGGTCGTTATGCTAGAGTAGTTGGCACATACGCCGCATCTGGTACAGTCACAATTACGTTGACTGGTGCTGGTTCAAGTTCAGGTGCGATATTCACAGTTGGTGACGTTATCAAAAACGCACGAACAGGTGAATGTTTGGTTGTTTTAACTGCCTCTGGTTCTACATCTATTACTGTCTCCGAGCATGGCTGGGGTTCTACCGCAGCTGCTGCTGGTGCAGACGGTGATGGTTTGTACATCATTGGTAATGTGAATGAGGAAAATTCAACATCAAGAAATGTTAATACTACTCAAGCTACAAAACAAACCAACTACACTTTTTTTAATATCTGGGTGTAGTAAAATCTTTTCTAATTAATGGGGAACCCCCTATCGCTATAAATAAAGTAGGGAAACCCTCAACAAGCAAAGAATTTATTCTTGTGCAGTTGCAGAGACTGAGTGAAAAGACCTCCTATCATAGGATGAAGCGACAGTCCGACCTCCATGTATAAATAAATATGGAGAGTAAAGCAGAAATGACTTTACCTTATTAAAAAGTAAGTAACAAGGGATTTCGCAGATTTTCAAAACCACAATTGCCGTTTCTGGTTCTCAAAAAGAAACTAAAATGTATGGTGGTCCAGACTTGCCTTATCTAAGAGCAAAGATGGGAACACAACACGCTACCGACATTGAAAGAGCATTTTGGTTCTCTGAGAAGAAAAACGGTACAGGTACAAATAGTATGGCTCAACGTTCTACTGGTGGTGTCCTAGAATTCATCGAAACGGGTGGTTCATACGTACAAGACCAAGGCGGTGTTCTTACTGCTCCTGACTTCAATACTTTCCTACGAGAAGGGTTTACTTATGGTAGCAATACCAAAACTCTTTTCTGCGGTGGTGTTGTTCTACAGGCGATTAACGAATTCGCTCGTGGTCAATTGCAGATTCAACCAGTGGCTAATACCTACGGTGTTGAAATCAGCAAATATGTAACAGCGTTCGGAAGCATTAACATTGTTCACAACCCTCTATTTATAGAAGATTGGGCTGGTTACGGCTTCTTGCTTGATATGGATTGCTTCAGATATAGATATTTGAACAATCGTGATACCAAGCTTCGAACAAACATTCAAGCTCCAGGCGTTGATGGTATCATTGATGAATACCTATCAGAAGTCGGTCTTGAAAGAAACTTGGCTGCTAAGTGCGCATTACTCAAGGGAGTACAGGCCTAGCCACTAGCCATTAGATGAACTTATAATTCTTACGGGGAAGTGGGAATTTAAAATAATCACTTCCCCTTAGAGCCTTAGTCTGCTCTAACCCGACACGGGCACGGGTTATTGCCCCATAACTAAAAAAGAATATATGGCTTCATTAGATTTTTTGCTATCACGAGCCGCTGCCGCTACTAAATGTGTTCGTAAAACAGTTGAGGCTGCTGGTGTCGTAATGGCTATAAAACATGTTGGCACTGGAACTAGCACTCCTACCGTTGTTTTAAGTGATACCTCAAGTGATATTACTTTGACTGATGGTGATGGCACAGTTATCACAGCTGATTTGTCTAACGCTTCTTATAATACCGTTGGAGAAGTTGCTGACTGGATTAATGCTGATGCATCTTGGGAATGTAAAATTTTAGATGCGTTAAGAAGTGATGCTTCCAATGACGTGTGGACCAATGGTAGTATTACAGCTTCTGTTAATACTTTTGGCGAAACAGTATTTAATGTTACTCAACTTATTGCTAGTGCAATGTTAGAAGTTCGTGTAACATATGATGAGTCTGTGGGTAATCTAAAACCAAAGGGTGCTCATCGCGTAACTTTAAATGGCTTTTCTACTTATGCTACTTGCACAGGTGGAGCTGGCGAAATAAAGATTTACGACTGCTACAAAGGTACAGAAACTGAAATCTGGCAAGCATTAGGAGTAAATAATACTTTACTTACTTATGCTGAAGGAAACGCTACTTATCCTTTTTCTGGCATTACTGCCACTGAAGGTCATGATTTGGTTATAGTTATTGGTGGAACAGTTACAACTGCTGCAACTACTAACTATGTCCAAGCTGAATTTACAAGAGAATAGATTCTATATTGGGGGAGAGAATTAAGTTTTTCTCCCTCTTAAATATTATGAAGTAATTAATTTTTAACTATATGAAATTTGTTAGCAAACAAGGTAATTATCGTATTGTTTTAAAACAAGGTCAGCCAGCCGAGCCATTAACTGGTCGTATAGCTGTACCTGGTATTTATATTAAGTTCGAAAATGGAATAGCGAATGTTTCCAATGAAGAAATGATTACACTAATGATGAATCATTCAGCTTATAATCGAGATTTTATTTGTGCCGAAGAGGGTATAGCTGACCCTTGGGGAGATTTTAGAAAAGAAAAAGAACCGCAACATACCATCATGAATATAAAACATGGTGAAGTTGAGAAAAATCTTACTCCCAAAGCCAAATTACCAGTAGAACAACAAAAGATTATAACTGAAATGGCTGCTAAAATGGCACAAGAAATGGCACAAGAAATGGCTCCTAAATTAGCTAAAGAACTATTAGACAAAATGATAGGTGATGCTAAAGAAAAAAGAGCAGAAAGTGTACAAGAAGAAAGCGAATTAAAAGAACCATTTGAACAAGAAAGTATACAAGAAGAAAGTAAAGTAAATGAGCCATTAGAAGCAGAATATGAGGAAACAGAAAAATCAGATTCTATTCCAGAATCAATTTTAGAACAAGAAGTGACTTCAATACCAGAGGTCGATAAAACAATCGGTAAAAAAACCAATAAAAAAAATAAATAATTTAAAGTTTTAATTTTATGTCTGATATAAATTTGGTGGATGAAAAATACCACTTCTTCTATGACCCAACGATATATGGGACTGGACAAGAAACATTTTTTAGAGTTTTTACACCAGATGTTTTAACCCAAACATCTAATGGGGAAATTGGACTTAGCTCCTGTACATTAAATACACTGGGGTTGTATATGTATGGTACTTTTGAATTTAAGTTAACCATACCAACAGCACCAACTGCTGGAGATTCTAGAGTGTTCGGACTTTACACTCGTGCCTTTAGAAATCGAAATGCTGCGTATTTTTTTATTTCAGGGACCAGTTTATATACTAGAACCTACGATGATAATGAAAGCGGAACAACTGAATCAAATACTATTCCATGGGATGATACTTGGACGAATACGCCAACTAGCTTTGATATTAGGTGGTATAAAGATAGAGTAGAATTTTGGATTGGTAATGGTATTGGTCACAGAAAATATGACATTGTTAATGATGTTTGGCTACCTGGTGGTACTAAACGCAAAGTGTCAACACATTATTTAAAGGTACCTAGAGCAATCACTCTGCCGTTGTATATTTCAAACAATAAGGCAGATGACATGAACTTAGCATATCTTTTAATAGATAATGTTAGAAAGTTTGCTTCGGCTAATGCTGGTCTGTGGGAATCGCTTGCTTCTGCAAGCCCTTCAGTGAGTCCTTCAGTTAGTCCGTCTGTCTCTCCTTCGATTAGTCCGTCAGTCAGTCCTTCAGTATCTCCGAGCATGTCAATCAGTCCTTCAGTAAGTCCATCCATTAGTCCGTCTATATCTCCATCTAGGAGTCCTTCTATTAGTCCCTCAGTGAGTCCTTCGGTCTCTCCAAGTGCATCTATTAGTCCCTCAGTGAGTCCTTCGGTCTCTCCAAGCGCATCTATTAGCCCTTCAGTGAGTCCTTCTATTAGTCCCTCAGTGAGTCCTTCGGTCTCTCCAAGCGCATCTATTAGCCCTTCAGTGAGTCCTTCTATTAGTCCATCTGGGTCACCAAGTACTAGCAAGAGTCCTTCAGTCTCGCCTTCAGTGAGTCCTTCTAGGAGTCCTTCTGTTAGCCCGTCAGTGAGTCCTTCGGTCTCACCTTCTATAAGTCCTTCGATTAGTCCTTCAATTAGTGCTTCAATAAGTCCTTCAGTATCTCCAAGCGCTAGTAAGAGTCCGTCCATTAGTCCTTCGATTAGTCCTTCGATTAGTCCTTCGATTAGTCCTTCGATTAGTCCTTCGATTAGTCCGTCCTTCTAATTTTGGACAAATAATAAAGGGAGGGGAAATTTTTCCCCTCCCTAGTGGACAAATAATATGAATTAAAAATATTTTATGATAAAACTTTCAATAGTAATTCCAGGATATTTCGATGTTCTTTCAGTAAAGACTATTAATTCTCTTTTGGAGAACTCCGAATTAGGTGATGCTTTAGAAATTATTTACGTGTGCGATGGTTTCTGGCCAAGTTGGGATTTAGTACAAGACCCAAGAGTTAGATATATTCATCTCGGTGCAAATAGAGGTATGCGTGGTGCTATAAACGCAGGGATGTCGGTTGCGAGAGGCGAGTTTGTGGGAAGGATGGATGAACACTGTGATGTTGGAAAAGGGTATGACCGCATTTTAGTTAATGATTGTCAACCAAATACAATAATATCTCCACGTAGATATTTTTTAAATCCTGAAAAATGGGAAAATATGCCAGAAGAGGGATATGTAGATTATGAAAAATTAGTGATACAAGATATGGGTAATGGTGTTCGCAAGTTTTCTGGACAAAAATGGATTAGTAGAACAAAAGAACGAGCAAATATAATGGTTGATGAGAATCAAGCCATACAAGGTAGTTTTTGGGTGATGCCAAAACAAATATGGGATAACGTGGTCGGGGGTGAATTAAGAACAGATATTTTCGGACCTACGTATCAAGATTCTGTAGAGGTTTGTATGGCTAACTGGAAAGCTGGAGGAAAACTTTTACTTACAAAAAATACGTGGTACTCACATAAACACAGAAAGTTTCCACGCACCCATCAGGAAGGTTCGCCAGAAAATCCGTCTCATCGAGAAGCGAGTTGGACTGCATCGTTGAATATGTTTGAAGATTATTATAAAAACGAATTATTACCTAGGTGGAATAAAATATGAAACTTTCAATAATACTGCCCGCGTATCGCGAACCGTATTTGAATAGAACCATAGACTCTTTACTAGAAAACGCCGTCGGAGAGATAGAAATTTTGCCAGTGATTGATGGTTATGGGTTAGAAGAACAAATTATTGTAGACGAAAGAGTTAAACCTATTATTTTAGAAAAGAATTTAGGGATGCGTGGGTCTATCAACGCAGGTTTGGTTAAAGCACAAGGAGAATTTATAATGAAGCTAGATGCTCATTGCGCTGTAGCAAAAGGATTTGATATAACCTTAATTAATGATTGTAAAGAAAACTGGTTGATGGTACCAAGGCGATATGCTCTTAATGAGGATACCTGGGAAAAGAATTCTCCTGCCGTAGACTATCACTATTTAATTTTCCCAGAAGTAGCTGATGATAGTTATGGTTACTCTATGCAAGTTACTAGTTGGGAAAAAAGAAAAGATGAAATAGGTATAGATGATATTATGACCTTTCAAGGGAGCTGTTGGTTTGCCAATAGAAAGTATTTTATGGAGCACGTTGGTTTGTTAGATGATAGATTGGAAACCTACGGAACATTCGCTCAGGACCAACAGGAAATAGGGTTAAAATATTGGTTGGGTGGCGGTGAAGTCAAGGTGGATAAAAATACTTGGTATGCTCATTTATTTAAACAGAAAAGACATTATAGTAGTGGAGATTTTTCTAGAAAACATAAAAAAGATAAATATCATATTAGTGGAAATGAATGGGGAACTAAACACTGGGTTAATAATGAGGAGCCTGGGATGACAAAAACCTTTGAGTGGTATATAAATAAATTTTCTCCACCAACATGGCCCGAAGATTGGAAACAGATATTTATAAATAAAGGATTAATAAATAAATAATTAATTAATATGGCCACAAATATGAACGTAAGTATTCGATATTCTAGTCATTTACCTATGCTTCTGGAATCAATGAAAAGAACTACTGGTGATGTTCTAGAATTAGGACCTGGAGTTTTTAGTACTCCTATTTTACATTGGTTATGTGAAAAAGATAAAAGAAATTTAGTAACCATAGAAAATGATTTAAGTTGGCATAGATTCTGTCGACAATATTATAGAACTGATTTACATAAGCATTATTATGTCAAGAGTTGGGATGATGCTGATTCTATTATCAGAAAAGAATGGGATGTAGTATTAGTAGACCATTCTCCTTCTGCTCGTAGGGTAGAAGAAATAAAAAAGTTGGCTAATCTTGCTAAAATTATAGTTGTTCATGATGCCAATGAGTGGCATGAAAATGTATATCATTTATCTACTATTTATCCACTGTTCAAATATAAATTTTTATTTACTGGTGCAGAACCTCATGTAGTAGTATTAAGTAACTTTATTAATTTAGATAATTTTTATGAATCAACCAACGGAACTATGTAATTTGGCATTCCACTATGGTGCCGATAAATGTCCGATGCTTAATCATTCTTATACTCCATTCTACTATGATTTGTTTAAAGATATAAGAAATGATGTAAAAAAAGTATTTGAATTTGGTGTTGGTAACAATAGACAATTTAAACATATACCAAACTATCACATGGGTGCTAGTCTATATATGTGGAGAGACTTCTTTCCAAATGCACAAATTTATGGAGCAGATATAGAGCCAGAATCTATTTTTGACGATGGTAGAGTAAAAACATTTTTATGTGATGAAACTAAAAAAGAACAGGTAGAAGAATTAATCAAAAGAGTTGGGTCTGATATTGACATTTTTATTGATGATGCTTTACATCGCATGGATAATCAAAGATTTCTATGTGAAACAGTTATGCCATTACTAGATAAAGGAGTAATTTATATTATTGAAGATTCTAGTCACCCTAGAAGATTGTGCAAACAATTATCTCAGTATGATTGTTATGAGGCCAAATTAGTGGTTCCTTCTGGTCTAGAACGTAAACATTCTAATAGCTTAGTTATTATAAAACACAAATAATATCATAAAATATATGAAAACAATTTTAACTTTTGTAGACCCATCAAAACAATTCAATAAAGAACATAGAGAATTAACTAAAATACAGATTGACAATAGCCTTGAGCTTGGATGGAATCCAGAAGATATAATTCTAGCAACTAATTTTCCTTGGGAATATCGTGGTGTTAGTGCTTATTTAGTTCCAGATGATTGTTTTTATGGTAAAAATAATTTTATTAGGTCAACTAAAATTCCTGTTATAAATCAACTATTCAAAGATGGGATTATAAAAGAAAACGAAATATACTGGTTTAGAGATAACGACGCTTTTCAATTAGAACCTATTGATGAACAAAAACTGAAGGAAGAATTACACGGTGCTTGCGTAGGTATCACTGACCATGGTTGGACTAAGAAGTTTAACGCTGGTAGTTTCTTTTTTGATAATAGAGCTAAGGAAATATTCATAAAGACTAGAGAATGTATGGACGAAAGAAACTTAGATGAGCAAGATGCCTTACAATATCTAATTGATAATAATTTAGTAACTGGAATAAAAAAATTAAATTTAACTTATAATTTTGGTATTTATTATCATGTTCGTACTAAAAAAATAGTTAGGAAACCAATAGTTGTGGCTCATTTCCACCCTCATAAGCAACGACATTTGGACTTATACGCACCATTAATAACAAAAAGATTAATTAATATTTTACAATCATATGGACTCAAACCTACAAACTAAATCAAGAGATTTTCAACTTACTCCAAAAATAAAAGTAAATCATAATTCTACATTCCAGTGGGAAGTATTTATGAGAAAATATAATTGCGAAAGAGTCTGCGAAATAGGAGTGAGAAATGGACAAAATTTTAAATTAATGTTGAAACATGGACCTAAAGAAGCAGTCGCTATTGACCCTTGGATAGAAGATGGAATTTTAGGCAGGAATGACATGCGTTATACTCAAGAACAAATGGATGACCAATATAATATTTTTAGAGAAGAAATGAAGGATATTCCTTTTGTTAAAATAATCCGTGATTATTCTTTTAATGCTGTTAAAAATTTTCCAGATGAGTATTTTGATTTTATTTATATTGATGCAGACCACACTTTTGAAGGATGTTATCAAGATATATGCGACTGGTATCCGAAAGTTAAGAAAGGAGGAGTGCTTTGTGGGCATGATTATACGAGAAGAATAGCTAAAACAAAAGATGGAGAAATTCCCTTTGGAGTAGTAGAAGCTGTAAGAAAATATTCTAACGAAAATAAGATTGAGAGATTTATATTGAAACCAATAGTTTGGGCAATGATAAGAAAATAGAAAATATAATAATTATGAAGAATTTATTGATATATATAAATCCATCACATAGTTTTTCTCCCCCAGATGAAGGTTGGAAAGGTGAATGTGATGTTTTAATTAAAATAGCTCTTGATAACAGTTTATATCTTGGTTGGAAAAGAGAAGATATAATGTTAGTCACTAATTTTGACTATGAATATAATGGTATAAAATCTATTGTAGTTGAAGATGATAATTTCTGTGATTTTTCTCCGACAGCTAGTAAACTTAATGTTATTATCACTCTTTTTGATAAAGGGCTTATAGGGAAAGAGTTATATTGGTTTCATGATATTGATGCTTTCCAATTGGCGCCAATAACAGAAGAAGAAGTTAATTTAAAACCAGGTTGCATTGGTTTGACTGATTATGGTGTAACCAACATGCGGAATAAAGAGTTTTTTAGATGGAGTACTGGTACACTGTTTTTTAAAGATGATACTAAAGATGTCTTTGAATTGTGGAAAGAAGCAACTTATAAATATAAATCTAATGAGGAAGTATCATTATTGGCTCTCAGAAGAAATAATCCATCTGTTTTAGATAGACTACATACTGTAGATATAACTTATAATACAGCGACTAGAAAACGAGATATAATTGCAACTTACCAAAAAGCACAAAAGCCATTTAAAGTAATTCATTTTCATCCATTTGATAAACGAAAAGTCGAAGGTGAAAATGATAACATGGACGTATGTGTATATGGTAAAAATAGTATAAATACAGTATTAGTTTCAGATGAATTAATCAGATTATTTAAAAAGTATGGAATCTATTAAAGATAAACTGACAATATTATACTATTCTGCGAACATGGAAGACCATGCTTTCGAACAGAAGATTATTGATAATATAAAAAAACAAGCAGGAGATATACCGATTATCAGTATAACTCGTAAGCCTATAGATATGGGAAAGAATATTTGTATAGGTCTCCAGCCAGTTTGTTATAGCAATTCCTTCAAACAAATCTTACTTGGTTTAAAAGAAGCTAAGACAGAATTCTGTATTGCAGCCGAATCTGATTGTCTTTATCCACCAGAGTATTTTCAGTTTATTCCTCCTATCAAAGATAACGTATATCGTTATACAAATCTTTGGGTTCATTTTGATGGTAGAGATAAATTTTGGAAAAAGAATTGGGTAGAAGGAGCTCAAATGTGTGGACGAGAACATTGGATTAAAAGTATTGAAGCTATTTTAGAACATCCAGATAGTTGGGAACCAGAACCATTTAAATTTATATTTCAAGAGAAAGATGAATATTCTTGGACAGGAGATAATCCAGTTGCATATTGTAAAACGCGTTGTGGTGTAAATTTTAAAACAGGGTTTGTACAAGATAGTGCAGTAAAAGAAATACCTTATTGGGGAAATGCTGTGGATTTTAAAAATAATTATTTAAAATAACATTTATGAAGTATTTAATTTCTGGGGTATCAGGATTTATAGGTTCTAATCTAGCAACAAATTTAATTAATGAAGGACACGAAGTTATTGGTATTGACAATCTATCTACTGGTAGCCTTGATAATTTAAAAGATGTAATGGATAAAATTACATTTATTAAAGCATCTGCTGGTGATGTTTTAAATATATCAGAACTACAAGGTATAAACGGTATTTTTCATTTGGGAATGACATCTAGTTCTGTTTTATTGCGTGATAATCATTTTTTAGCATCAAAAGATATTTCCGATTTTATTAAAGTATTGGAATTAGCCAAAAGAGAAAACTGTAAGATGATATTTAATTCTACTTCTTCAATTTATAATGGGAATGAAACTCCATACAAAGAAACTCAGACTATTTTTGTTGAAGATTTTTATAGTGAAGTAAGATATACCTGCGAAAGATTGGCATTATTATATAATAAATTATTTAATGTAAAATGTATTGCGTTAAGACCATTTAGCGTTTATGGCCCGCGCGAAGAAAGTAAGGGAGATAGGGCTAATTTGGTATCGCAATTTTTATGGGATATGAAAGAAGATAGGCAACCAGTTGTATGGGGTGATGGTAGCCATCAAAGAGACTTAGTTTATGTGGGTGATTGGATTGATGCTGCTAAATTAGCAATGAATTCTGATATAGGTTATAGCATTATTAATGTTGGTAGCGGTGAATTCCATACTATCAATGATATAATTTCTACAATTAACAAAGTATTAAATAAAAATATTAAAGCTAAATTTATTAACAATCCTCTTGAGGGTCGTGCATATTTTGCTAAATATCACTTAGCTGATACGACTAAGGCAGAAATTTTATTAAGTTTTTCTACGCGAATCTCGTTAACTGAGGGTATAAAAAAATTATTATGAAAGTACAAAAAGGAGATGTTTTTGACAGATTATCAATATTAATTCTTAAATTAATTCATGGAGCGGAAATAAGTGGTATAAAAGATGAGTTATCAGAATTGCTTTTAGAATTCCAAGTATCTAATTTAAAAGAAGCAGAATCTTTTATTAATTTATTAAATATTAATAGTAATATTTGGAATTTAGAGTCTGATATTAGAAAAGGTAAAGAGGGAGAATTGGGTTTGGAAGAAGTTGGCAGACGAGCACTTACCATACGAGACTTGAATAAAGAAAGAATCTCTTATAAAAATAGCATTTCTCAATATCAAGAAGTAAAAATTGAACATATAAGTGAATAAATAAATTATTAAATTTATGAAAATAATATATGAAACAATATAAAATAAGTATAATTATACCAGCTCGTTCAGAAATGTTTTTGAAAAATACAGTAGAAGACATTTTAAAAAATAAAGAGTCAGAAACAGAAATTATAGTGGGGCTTGATGGTGAATGGAGTAACCCTACATTAGTTCAACACCCAGACCTTAGTGTAATTTACGTTCCTGAAAGTATCGGACAACGGGCTATATCAAAGATGTGTGCTCGTCTTTCTAAGGCAAAATATATTGCTAAGGTTGATGCCCACTGTTCATTTGATAAAGGATTTGATAGAAAAATGTTAGAAGCTTTTACAGAAACTGGAGATAATGTTGTGATGGTGCCAATAATGAAAAATTTGCATGCGTTTGATTGGAAGTGCACAAAGTGTGGTAAAAAAACATATCAAGGACCAATGCTAACTGAATGTCAAGAAAAGAATTATAAAAAAACAGGAAAACAATGTCCTGGTACTAAGTTTATTAA